TGAAGGGTGGCCAAAAATGCCAAGAGTCGTTGAAAATGAAAAAATCCCCTTGTTTCCAAGGGGATTTTTCGAATGGCTCCTGCGACTGGGCTTGAACCAGTGACCGTCCGATTAACAGTTAGAAAGTCTGATAGAATATCCCTTGGAACGATTGGGCAAAACGGCTTTATTTCAACGGTTTAACCTCACTTGAGGGTTACTTGACCATCACTTGCAGGTCAAATGGAAGTCTGAGAATGTCTGAGAATATAGAGGCAAGGAGGTAATCATGGTACGCAAAGCAAGAAACGGCATCGTCTACCCATATCGGGTTGAACGCCAGAAGAGACTAGCCAACGGAACCGTAAAAATCTACACCAGCTACGAGTTCAAGGTTGACGGCAAAACATACAGCTGCAAAAAATACGTTGACGCCAACAAGCGACTGACGGAACTACTACAGGAACGGGCCAGATTCGGCAGCGCCAACAACAGCTCCATCACGCTTGGAGCATACGCCGAACAATGGCTCGAACGCAGGGAACGCGACGCGGACCCGAAAACGTTCGCCAACTACCGGACAATCGTCCGCAAACACCTGCTCCCATACCACCGGCAGAAAATGGCGAGCCTGACCAGCGGAGCGTGCGACCGCATCGTCAACGGCCTACGCATAACCAAGAAAGTCAACGGCAAGGAACAGCGGGTAAAAGCCAGCCTCAGCCTACGCAAGCAGGTACACACCACGCTGAACCAGATATGCAAATCAGCGGTGTCAGACCGCATCCTACCCACCAACCCGATGGGCGGCGTCCCAACCCCGAAGGACAAGGACATCAGCTTGGTGGACAGTCGCAAGAACGAATCCAACGAACGTACCGCATTCACCGTGGATGAAGCCAAACGCATCCTGAAAGCCGCCAACGATCTAGGCGTGCGAAACGCCGCAAAGGAATGGTTCAGACTGTGCACCGGCATGCGTCCAGGCGAAATACTCGGCGCATCCATCCAAGACCTCGAACTAGGCCAAATGAACGGCGTGCCATACGGCGAATACACCGTCAACTGGAAACTGGAAGAACTGAAGAAAGAGCATGGATGCGGCAATCCAGACAAGCATGGCGTCTATCCATGCGGATACAAGCGCGGAGCCGCATGCCCTCAATGGCGGTGGCGCATTCCAGACGGCTTCGACATGATCGAACTGACAGGCCGCTGGTGCCTCACGCCACCGAAATCGAAGCGCGGCAGGAAAGTGCCGATCATCCCGGCATTGGCTCAAACGCTTGAAGCGTATCTCGAAGCGACCGACGATATTCCAAACCCATATGGATTGCTGTTCCGGCATGATGACGGAACGCCCATCGAACCGGAGGAAGACCTTGAAAACTTCCGTCAACTCTTGGAGAACGCTGACGTACCCAATGCGGAACATCGCAGCCGACACGAAACACGCCACACGGTCGTGACCATACTCATGAGCATGGGAGTGGACTATGGGTTGGTGGAAGAGATTGTTGGACATTCCAGCCGCTTGATGGTGGAACACTACCGTCATGCCGGATTGAAGGAACGGTTGACGGCGATGGAGACGATGAACGCGGCGCTCAACCTGAAACAGTTGGAACCCGCAGAAAAACAGTCCTGAAACGAAGAAAAGCCCCTCCCCCAGCCATAGCTGAGAGAGGGGCGATGTTGCATAAGGGTGCAAAATATTCCAACAGGAATTGCTTCATGCGATTTTTCGCACCCGAGTTTGAGTTTCCGGCGCGAGGTTGAGTCTCACGCCCGAAAATTAATCACTGGCCATCGGTGACGGTGATCCTGAGCTTGTCGAGCTTGGCCTTCACCGCGTTCTCGACCGCTGCGGCGATTTGGTCCGGGTCGGCACCCTTGCTTGCGGCGAGGGTCTTGACCGCCTCGGTCAGTGCGGCCACCTGCGTGACCAATTGGCTGGTCTTCGCATCGATGCCGGCCACGCGGTCGCCCAATTTTGCGCCGCCCTGCACCGGCTGCTCGACCACGAGATTGCCCAAGGCCGACGCGTGGGTGTCCTTGTCCCACTGCGAAAGCCGGAACAGCTCCTTCTTCGTGGCGTTCGCGGCCGCGTCCGTGCCCTGCAGGCGGTCACGCATCAGGACACCATTCTGATCGAAATTCCATACGTCTTCTGCGCTCATGTCGTCTCCTCCCAAAAGCTCGTTAGCGCGTTTGATTATCCTGTCCACCGGCAGCGCGTTGACGCACCTGTCGGGACATCCGTAGTGGTCCGTGCCCGGTACCTCGCGGTGCAGGACGATGTTGCCGCGCCGGTTGCCGCTGGCATCATGCCACAGCGTCTTCCAGCCGTATCGGCGGGCGATGTCGGCGCACAGTCTGGCGCTGGCCTCAACCTCCGCGTCGGTGACGGGGATCCCGCCCATGCCGCCCTCGTGCTCGATGGTGACGCCGCTGCAATCGGATTGCCAATTGGCGTCCGCCCACGAGCCGTCGTCCTCGTCCACCCACTGGTAGACGCTGCCGTCGCCGCCGACGCCGTAATGGCTGGCAGCTTGGAAGCTGGGATTCATGAAGCATGAGTCCGTGCCGGCCAATCGGCCGACCATGATATGCAGGGTGATGTGGTCCACGCGCAGCCCGTTGCGCCCCGCGTAGTGGTTCGGACTGCCACGCCATAGTGCGAAGCCTGCGCCGGTCACTGGTCGTCACCGCCCGGCTCAAGATCCGCGTCCGTGGTGTCGGTAGTCTTCGGCGTGGTCTTGTCCACGGCTGCCGCTGCGCTCAGGGCCGCGCTCTTCGCGGCGCTGACGCCGTTGACCACGCCCTCCTTCTTCAGGGCGTCCACGAGCTGCTGTCCCGCGAGACTCGCGGATGTGATGTTCTGGTTCTTCCACCAGCCGTAAATGGTTCCGGCGATGCCGATGACACCGAAGATTGAAGCGCTGACCTGCTCGTTGGTGAAAGGCAGCGGATTGATGCCGGCCAAGGACAGGCCGGCGTTGACCAGAGCGTAGAGCGTGACCACGATGGTCACTCCGGCCTTGACACGCTCGCCGGTCAATCCGGGAAGATTGGTGGTTTGTTTTTCGTTGGCGTGTTCCGCCATGATTGCCTCCTTCGGGCATAAGGAAGGCCGCCTCCGGGGAGACGGCCTTGAAAATAGTGGTCACAAATGCATATGCGCGCCGTGATTGAACATGAGGATAAGCACGAGCAATACCAGGTACGCTACGATTGCGATCATGAGATGCGTCATTGATTGTTCTCCAAATATTTTTCGGCGAACGTGAGTGGCAATCCGACATGTCATGAAATCATTCACTCCATGCCGGAATCTCGCCGTCAATCCTCGGTCCCGAAAGCGTATTGATCCATTCACGGATTTTGTGTGCGGCGACATTCATACCCTTGGCATTAGGATGGATGTTATCGTACATGTACCCATTTTTTTCGCCGTCTGGCATCCAGTCGAACCAGTCGCGGGCAACGTTGAACCCCTTGCTCTCGAACAGCGTGTACACCTTATCAAAGACGCTGCTGAATGCTTTAACCATACCCTTAGAATATTCGGTCTGCGGCGCAACCTCGACGATGTAGATCAGCTGTGCTCCGGGCCACGCGGATTTAATCATGTCTGCGGTCTTCGTCATGGCATTTATCACGGCATCCATATCTGATTTGATGCTGTCTTGATCATTCCACAGTCCGACGAGGAAAACTCGACGGACGGTCTTTCCCTGCGTCTTGCCGATTGCGGTCGTGACCTGATCGGGGTATGCCCGCTTTATGCCCGCATCGTTCAGGAACCCAGCGCCGGAGACCGCGACATTGACGGGGCTGATCCCGTCAGCGTTTGCGATCAGAGTCGTCCAGTTTTTATCCACCGGTGCTGTATCCCAAATCGCCGTGGTTGAATCGCCGATGAAGACATCTACTGTTTCGGTATATGCCTTGGCGAACAGGACGAGCTTACGTTGTCCTGAACCGGTATCATTCGGAGTCGGATTGCCGCTGCTATCATAGTCTGGCCGGTTTATTCCGATGGTGAAATTCCCAGATTCGATCCATTCGTCGCTTGCTTGCAGTAACTTATACGTTGAACTGGCATTGTAGGCTAAGACGATCGCTCCCTGCGGAATACCGTCGGAGGTCTCGCCCACGTCACCTTTGGGTCCTTTCAAATTCCCGACATTGGACCATGTCATATTCCACCCCTAGGCGTTAAATGCATATACGTTGCCAGTATCGAGGTCAAGATACAAGCTGCCAACCGGCACTCCAGTCGATGATGGAACACCATGTCCATAGGACCATCCGAGACCGTCCTTTCCGGGCGTACCATCCGTTCCATCCGTTCCCGGTTCGCCCTTATCACCCTTCGGTCCCTGGATGGTGCCGACATCCTTCCAGTCTGAGCCGACCGTATCCCAAACGTACAGATGGCCGTTAACCAAATAGGCGTCGCCTGCATTACCAGTTGGATGTTCGGCTTTCAACGTTTCGAGTGAATCATACGAGCCGAGAATGGTAACACCAGTACCGTCCTTGCCGGGCGCTCCGTCCGTACCTTTCTCACCCTGCGGTCCCTTAAAGCTCACGCCGCTGATGACGTTGGAAACGTGGACGGTCGTCTCGTTGATGATGGAAGTGATCGTGAATAAGTCTCCGTTGTTGTCGGAGATCAGATCTCCTACCGTAATCGGAGCAGATGGCGAGAGCGCGCTCGTTGCCACATCGCTGTTGCTTGAGACGGTGATATTGGCAACGTGCAGACTCGTGCCTGCGTCTCCCTTTGCGCCGTTCGTACCCGGATCACCCTTTGGTCCTTTAAGGTTGCCTCCTGTTGCAGTCCATGCCATTTTGTAATTCCTCCTTGGAAATCGAATTATTTTATTTTTATGAGATTTGTGAAAAGTCAGAGCTGAAGCTGATATACGTCACCGGTCTCAAGGTCGATATAAGTGTCGCCGATGATACCCTGTGTCAGGTCAGACGGTTTGCCCATACCACTGCGGAAACTCAATCCACGCTCACCTTTGCCACCAAGTGTCACACCGGTGTCTGCGCCGAAAATCACGTCCGAATCGATAAGGCCGGTTATCATCCACACCCTACCCGTCGAATCCACACATGTATCTCCGACAGTAATATTGTCAGATGGTCGCAAATCGGCGGCAGGAACATGTGCGTCCAATGTGATGACGCCAGAATACACTCTCATACTGTGCACGAGACCGCCCGACGTTGCGGACGACGCCCACGACGCCTCGCCCAACGTCGCGTAATCCAACGTCTGCACGCTGTCCGGTACAATCACTCGCCGCACGTGCGTGTAACCGGCGACCTGCTCGCGGATGGTCCAGCACCAGTCCCTTCCGGTCGGCTGCAGCGAAACGATCAGATCGCCGCCATCCTCGGGCAGACGCGCCACGAACGGCAGCGGAAGCATGATGCTCTCGTCCTTTTGGACGACGCGGCTCGTCGGCGAGCAGACCACCAGTCCACGTGGAGATGAGCCGCCGTCAGTCAGACCATCCGGCCTGCGGAAACGAAATCGTATCCTCGTCATTGTTCCTCCTTGCCGAATGATTCCGGCATGATGTCGCCGCGCAGCTCGTCCGGCAGATGCGGTTTCGGATGCCGCTCAAGAAAGTCGGGATCGACGACCTCGCAGAACTGCTGAAGCCAATGGAACAGACGGCGCGTGTACTCCGCCAACGCGAAATACTTGCGCTGACGGACCTCCAAGTGCTGTATCTGCTCCTCCTGCGACTCCACCTGCTCGCGCAATGGCTTGATGACGGAATCGGTCAGGATGTCGCAGGCTTTCGCGGCGATGTCGGCAGTGTCCTTGCGACGGCTGGAGATCGCGCCGATGATGGCGCCCACTCCACCGCCCCCGACCAAGGCGACGAGCAGCGACGTCCAGAATTCCGTGCTCGACAAGAGATCAAGCGGCGGCATCGGCTCTCCCATGGGTCGAGCCTCTTCGACTGCCATCGGCGCTTGGATGGCCGAAATCGAAATTAATCTGAGTCAACATAACCTCCTAGAAAAAGAGAAAACCCGCCTGAAACGACGGGAACAACAAAACAGACAATCAGGGAACAGGACGCCTAACCCTCGGCGCCATCACTGCGCCAGGTCTTCACCTCGGTGACATCCGCCAAGGCGGACACGGCAACCGTCCTGGAATCCTTGGTGTCCATGTCGGCGACAACGACATCGGCCGCCGTATCACGACCCGTGAAAGTCACGATCACGCCACGACGGTAATCCGTCCACGTCTCACCGGACGCGTCCCTGTGGTCGAAAGACAGTCCAAGCCGCAGAAGCTGATAGACAAGACTGTCCCTCGCCGGACGCAAATCCAGCACTCCATCGGTCTTGACGACATCATCCATACTTACCTCCATATTCAAAAAATCATCTTGTGACGATCTGACGTCCGTCGATGTACAATGCGCCAGCGGTCGGGCCCGTGGCGAGCGTGTGGTTCCCCGCCCATTTCAGACTCCAGCCCGCGGCGGAGAGCGCCAAGCCCCAGCCCTGATCGTTGGTGAACTGCAAGCCGCCGGAGCCGATGGACAGTTTGCCGTATTTCACCGTCTCCAGATCAAGACCGGTCCGGGACGAGCATTCGACATGCGCCCCGTCTGGCGCGGTGATGCTGATGCCGCCCGCGCCGAGCTGGATATGATAGGTGACCTTCTCGTTCGCCGTGGGCTGCACGGTGATGTCAAGACCGTCCTGCGACAGGATCAGATGCCCGGAACCGACCCCAGTATCGCCGGCCACCTGCAAACCGTGCCGGTAGATACGCGTAAGCAGGTTGCCGTCCTTGTCCAGCAGGTCGAAACTGCCGTCGGTGTTCACCAGGGCGCTCACACCGTCGAACACGCCGTTCGACTGATGGCCGGCGCGGACGCCTGCAGAAGTGAGGCTGATGCAGTCCTCCAGCGTGCCGACGCGCGACTGGGCGTCGGCAGCGTCCGACTGCGCGGCGTTCGCCGCGTCCAGCGTGGACTGGTTCTCGACCTTCGTGGCGAACTTGACATCAAGCGACTCATTGTTCTGCGTGACTTTGGAACTGATCTCCTCCGTCACGCCATCCTTGGTCGCATACTTGCCGGAAACCTCGCTGGTGATCCTTTCATGCTCCACGGTGATATCGGATTTCGTGGCGAGACCGCTGCCGTCCGCGCCCTTGTAGGATTGCACGACACCCAACGCTATCGACTTGGACTGCTGGTCGACGTATGATTTCGTGGAATAGTCCTCCGGCGCGGGACTCCAATCTGTCGGCTTGCCGCCCTTCTCCAATTTCCACTTGCATTTCGGAGCTAAATAGATTCCGACATGGATGCTGGCCGCGTTCGCCGCAGTCGTGAAAGTCACGTGATCCGGGCCAGGAAAAGTTATCGAATCGACGAGCAGGCCGATCAGATTCCCGTCTGAGTCGAGCTGGCTTATCCTCCCAGTGAAGGTGGCGTCCGCCATATCGTCGTAGGCGGACAGCGTGTATTGCGTGGACGGCGATACGGATATTGGGGTTTTGGTGCAGGAGTCCCCGGTCCAATCGTCGTCGGACTGGGAGGCGTTCGCATCCGATGGCATTCCCGTTGACGGGTCTATGTATGTTTTTATCAGGTTCGAGTCCGCGAGCAGGTTCGTCCCGTCAATCGAAAGATTGTCGAAATCAGTTTTGGTGGCGTAGGTTTGCGACACTTCGCTTTTGAAACCGCTCAGATTCTGTTCGAGGCTGCTGGTGCGCGTGACGAGGCCGTCCGCTGTTTTCCCCACCTGAGTGATGTTCGCCGTGTTGGATTCCACGGTGCTTTTGAGGCTGTTGGCGGTCTGCACCGCCGATGCGGCTTCGGATGCCGCCTCGGTTATCCTCACGGACAGGCCGCTGGCGGTCTGCTCGACCGAGGACGCCTTGTCCATCGCGCCGTTCGCGGTCTTCGTCGTCTCCGTTATCTTCGAGGACAGCGAATCGCTCGTGGCCGACAACTCCGCCTTCGTGGAATATTTCAGGTCGGCGTTCTTGGTGCTCGTGTAGTCCTTGCTGATCGTGGCCTTCAACCCGTTCGCGGTCTGCTCCACGCTCGTGGCCTTCGACAGGGCGTCGGAAGCGGTCTTCGTCGTCTGCGACACCGTGGACGACAACCCGGTGACGGTCTGCTTCAGCTCGCTCACGCTCTTCACCGTCGTGTCGCCGCGCGTGATCTCGCCTTCGAGCTTCTGGCCGAACTCGGTCAGTTTCGTCTGCTGGCCGTTGACGGTGCCTTTGATGTCGGTAATCTGGCCGGCCAACTGGTCGCCGGTCTTGCTCAGGTCATCCGCTTTCGCGCTTACCTTGTCCACTTCCGCCTGCAAGTCGGAACGCACCTGGTCGGCCTTCGCCGCCGCGGCGTCCGCCTTCTGCTCCATGTCCGCCGCAGCATCGTTCAACTGGTCCATGTCAACATCCCGTTCGACCACTAGAATGATTCGGTCGGACTCTTCGGACACGTTCGGACTGGGATTGCCCTGCTCGTCACGCGCCGCGTCATATGCGACCGCGTAAACTTCGAGAATCGTGCCCTCCGCATACTTCTTCGAGAGGATCGTTCCGGCGCAGTTCAAATCACCCAGCGATGCGACCGCGCCGCCCTCGACGACGAAAACGCTGATATGGTCGAAATCGGCGGGAACACCGTCATGCAACGTGCCATTCCAAGAGACGAGCACGCGGTTCACGGTACTCACCGCAGACAACCCCGTGGGCTTTCCTGGAACGGTGGTATCTCCAATCCATTTGGTCACGCCACCGTTTGAATCGGAATTGACATTGCCGCCGATCCACGTCTCGCTGCCATTGCCGTTGTCAACGGACAGCATTCCGGAAATACGTGTCACGTTCGCGTTCGACTGGCGTAACGCCACGTCGGCCAACAGCAACGGCAGCGAAGCGTCATCAGGACGCAATTCAGTATGGATAGCCAAACATACCCTCCAAGTTATTCCACGGGTTCGCGAACGGGATCGAACTTCAACGTCACCTTCCCACTCTCGTCACCGCTCATCTGCATCAGACGCATCGGATACACGCCGTCAGGCCAGTCAGGGAAACCGTCAATCGCAATATCAAACATCTCCCCCGGCCAGAACGAGCCAAGCGGATGCAACGGCATACCAGACTCGTCGCAATCATTCACGTTGATCTCGCCGGACAATTGGGCCAACGGATAACAGTTTGCCGACAACATGCCCTTCGCCGCGCTATCTAAAAGGTCGTAGGTCTTCGAGTCAGTAGAAGACAACGTGGTCTCACGAAGAGGCCAAGGGTCGCTGATGCTGGTCAACGACAAGTCTTCGGCCAGATCGCACATCGTGCCAGAATCAGAACCGGCACCAGTAGCATACACGCGCATGTATGGTGCCGCGCGGTCAATCTTCACATTTTCCAACGTGCCACCATACGGCGAACAAGACAGGCTCAAACGCTTGTCCTGATTCAAATACACGTCACCGTCTGACCCGGCCATAAACTGGAATCGAATATGTTGCACGTCCGACAAGTACGGTCGGAACTGCATGTCTGGCCCACCGTCAGCGTTCGCAATATTCTTCAAAATGTCAGAGGCCCTATGGTTGGCCACATTGAAATCAGCATACTCGGCAACCGTCTGACGGGGCAGGATCTCTTTATGTGGCCCATCAGTCGAAGTCTCACTACCTGTCTGATTGCCGTTCCCGTCAAATGAGTACACGGTGGTTGTGGTCGTGACAGTGCGTTCGGAATAATCCTTGTAATTCTTCGTCACCGTCTTCTTCGTCACCGTGGTCTGCGCGGTAGTAATCGTCCTCGTGGTCGTATGCTGTTTCGTCACAGTGCCCTTGCGAGTCTCATACGTGTACGGTTTCGTCTCCGTAATCTGCTTCGTCTTCTTTGCCACATGCTGTTCGGTGATCGTGGTCGTATCGCCATCCACGACGGTTTCCACGTACCCGTCAGCGGTGTTCACGCGCTTTTTGCTCTTGCGTTTCGGAGCGTTCTTATCGCCGCTCGCACCATCGGAGGGCAAAGAGTGTGTGCCTTGCTCGTCCAGATACGGCAAGTCGATAGGCAGTTCACCCCCCGGCTTATATGACGTGCATTGGCGTATCACCTCACAGGCCAGAGCACGCCAGCTCAGGTTCTCCCAACGGAACACCTGCTTCGACGTGTGCCCGGCATCCTTACCAAACGCATCCTCATGCACCAAGTACCGGTCGTTCAACAATCCCATCATCGACACGTAAGGCACGCTCACGTCACGCCACGACGATTTGCGCACGCCCAACGCGCCAGCAAGGATCGGACGCCCCATCGAAACGGAATCGTCAGACGGGCTCTTCCAAAACAGAACTATGCCCCGCTTATACGGCTGTAGCGCGGCGGCACGGGCAGCCGGAGTATCGCCAGGTATCTGACTCCAAGGCAATTCCATGCCAGACAACTCATCATCGCCAACGCCCTTGCCTTGCGCTGTTGTACTGAAACTTGAATCGCTCACGGTCATCGACCACGAGAACGAGGGAACGTCAAGCCGTTGCGCCAACAGCCCCGTCATCGTGTCATACAGGTAGGCGCTCCAACTCAATTCGCGGCTCCTCTATCCCACACTTCAAGAATACGAGGGGAATACGTCTCGTTCTTGTCAGAATGACAGATGAAATACACGTTCTCGCCCCACGCGACACGGTGGTTGCGGGTACAAACCGTGTGACGCCCCTTGCTGACGTGGACAATGCAACTGATCTGCACCGGCTGCCATGCGCGCGACACTTGAAACTGCCCTCCCGAATTAGGCACGTCCGAGCCATCCAGCTGGAAGCACACGAACCAGCACGCCATCTGCGTGGCATCCTCGGTAGGCCTTTTTGGATCATCATGACGGCAAGCGCAAGCGGTCGCACGATACCTCAGTTCGATAAGCCTGTCGGTCGGCACGTCGAACGTCACCGACTCGTCCGTATAATCAACCATGGCGGACGAGAAATTCGCAGGCCCCTCATAACGCCGCTCATAATACGCCAAACGTCCCATCGAAGCGGAATACGGGATCGCATAATCCGCGCTGTCGTTCGCAGTGGCCGAACTCGTGGATGTCATCGAAGCCGGAACCCTCATACGCCGCAACACCGTACAGCCAGCCGGAACAGCAGGTGCCACAGGATTCGCGGAAGGGGTGCCCTGTGTCACACCCACCGTCACAAAATTATCGGAATCCCTATATTCAACCTGATTGTGGGCCTGAACCCAAACCACGTCGATACGTGGATTCGACGGATCGCCGGCCCTCGTAGCGGGAGTCTGGCCTCCCTCAAAATACGCGAGCGTCTTGCCGTCTGAATCGCCACGCGAACACACGGCGACACCGGCTGAAACGTTATACCGCAAGTCACTGCGCCCAGTCACATCCAGTCCAGTGATGATGCCAGTGTTTGGCCATTGCGCGCCCAACACCCTGCGATGCGCCAACGGAGTGACGCCAACGCCATTCGTATTCGGGCTCACGCCCAAAGCGGTAGTCCCCATAAAAACTCCTTACATGAACGTGTCACGTACGCGGCAATTCACGTATCCGCCGCCGTAACTACTCAAAACAACATTCACCGAACCAGACGGCGGAATCGTTGGAAAGTCGCGAGAAGTCAGATAACGGGAAATGTCCAAGCCATCCATCGTCGCGGTACGTGAGCGCGAATCCAAAATCAAGGACACGCCATCGACGGGGTGGGAACACGCTATCGACTGCTGGGTTCCAGGAAAATCTAGCCTGACGCCATCGGGCATGTTGCCCACGACCTCGAACACCGGGTATGCGCGAGACGTTCCATTGTTCGTCAACACGGCAACATTCGACGTGCCGCCGCTTGTCTTCAATCCGTAAGCCAACGGGTATTGGAGGCCGGTGGGCGAGTTGAGATCGCTTCCGTACCTCAACCCGCCGCCAGCCATCGAGGCGGTCAACGAACCCAATTGGCACACGGATTCAACTGAACTCAATATCTCAGGCCGTTCACACGTGACGGTTATCGTGCAATCATCCAACCATCCGTCGCGCGCATACTTCGCAGACGCTTTCACAGTGGCACGTCCAGTCGTGTAACAGTCGTAGCCAGCATCCCTCAACCGGAACCGCACCTTGCTATGCGCACACACGCGGCGAACCTTGTTAAGAAGCCGGACAACACCATGACGGTCGTGAGCTGACACAATGAAATGCAACGTCAGCACGCGAGCGGAATACAGAATGTCAGATGCCCATACATCATGCGCCCCATCGCCCTGACCCCGCTCGCTCATCACCGTCTTGTCATCCGGCGTCTCGAACCAACCCTCGACACCATCCTCACCGATCAGGAGAACATCGTCACCGGGATTCGCATTGCCGCCACCGTCGAACGTGAGCGTTTCCACCCCGTTCGACAGTTCGACCAGTTCAGGCAGATCGTCACTCAACGCTGATACCTCCTAGCCTCAGCCAACGCGTTCCGATGCAATATCGGCGCGGCAACATACAGATCGTCATTGCTTCTGACGACCTTCGTGTTAAACGTCTGATTGACAGTCATTCCAGTGCTTGCGGGAACCTGAACGTTGACCTCATACAAGCCGGACATCATCTTCTCCACACGCCCGTCAGCCGCATACGCGCTACGACTCATATCAACCGCACTACGCGCATACGACGTGCGAGCCTGCGACACGGCCTTATCCAAATCACCGGTCGCGTTCAACACGTTCAGGAAATTCGGGCCGACAGTACGGTCAAGCTTATCCACCGCAGCGGCACGAATGACATGCTCGCCATTGGACAGCCATGCGGGAATAGAATCAGACGTGCCGGTACCAGGGCCATAAATACGACCACCAGTGGCCTTCGGAATCGTCCCGTATCCAATATGCTCACCTTGGTTGCTTCCGGTAGTGACGAACTGTGTGGTGACGGTGACAGTCCTGCTCTGCAAAGCCCTGATTGAATCAGCTAGTGCGTCAACTTCAGGTTTTCCTTCGGCTGTCGCCTTCTCATAGGCGTCCCAAGCAAGAGGAATCGACTTGATGGCATCACGCAACGCGTCGGCACCGCCCTTACCGGACTGGATGGCGTTCTGATACGCGTTCCACAATTGCGGAATATTCCTGATGGCCTGATTCAACGAATCGGCATCCGTCTTGCCAGTGACCTCGGCGGAAACCTGAGCCAACGTTTCTTGTGGAATCAGACTCAACGCGATACTCAAAGCATCCACCTGGTCTTTACCTTGGGTGGTAGCGTTCAAATATGCTTCCTTCAACTTAGGAACCTGCATAATCGCATCAGTCAAAGCATCCAAATCAGTCTTGCCTTGAGCCTTCGCGGTAACATAAGCATCCTTCAACGCCGGAACAGACTCAATCGTCTCCTTCAACGCATCAGCATCGCTCTTGCCTTCCGTAATGGCTTGGAGATACACCTTCTTCAATTCTGGAACCTTCAAGAGAGCCTGAGTCACATCATCGACGGCAACAGCAACAGGACGCCCATCGGCATCCAACACGACCGTATGCTTATGGTCAGCCAACTTTGAAATAAGATTGGACAAGTCCTCGGCATCAGTCTTGCCGCTCCAAATCGAATTAAGAATCATCTCCTTGATTTGCTTACGATTGCCGTCAGGAAACAGATAATCAATCTGTTCGACAACATTCGCAAGCTGCATCTGCGCATTCAACGTCTGAACGCTTATCTGAGTCTTGACTTCCTTCGGAGTCATCAACAGACTGGAGTTCAATCCGTCAACGGCGGCGGCGTCCAAACCAGCGGCACTGGCCTGAGCGTTGAAATTGCTGGACAATTCCTTCTGCTTGGCAAGCACTTCCTTCTGCGACTTGCCCTGCTTAATCATCGCATTCAGGTAATCGTTCGAACTGGAAGCCAAAGCGGTCAACGAGTCGGCGGCGGTACGGCCAGCCTCGGTCGTGTAATCGAAGTTCTTCTTCTGAGCATCCCAAACACGCTGGCCTTGCGAATGAAGATCATTCACGGTCTTCACCGCGTCGCCAACCTGCTGCAACGTCTTAGCATAACTGCTTTCCGCAGCGGCGGCCTGAATGTTCGCGTTGCGCTGGGACTCGATCTGCGACGCCAAAGAGCTTGTCACGGTAGCCAACCGCTCCTTTTTCTCAGTGGTGCTCAACAGGCCATCGGCAATCTCCTGATAGCCTTGCCCCTCGTTCAGAAGCGTCTGCACGTAGTTCGCGTTCTTACCAGCGGCGGTAGCCTGTTCCTGCAAAGCATCGGTCTGCTCTTTACGAAGCTTCTGCAATCCCTCACGGGCAACCTGAGCGGCCTTACCTTGCGCGGATAGGTTATGCACCATGTCGCCGGTAGCGGAATTAGTACTCCAACTACTGCCAGCATCCTCGATGCGTTGCAGATTCTTGATGTACTTATCAAACTCGGCATTAGAACCGGAAGTGGCTTTCGACGCTGCGGTCTCACTCTCGCCTATACGTTTCAAAGCATCAGAGACACTATTGAAATCTTCGGCGGAAACCTCACCGAATTTGAATTTGTCCAAGAAGTCACGGCTGGTATTGAGATTGTTCTTCACAGTCGAACCGAAGTTGTCCAAACGGTTCTTAAGACCTTCAAGCGAAGAAGCCTGATCGGACAATGCGTTTGGTGTCGCCTTAGCCGCCTCGTTGAACGATTCAACCTCAGCCTTACCTTTGGACACATGCTGGGAATACGCGCTGAAAGCCGTACCGACAACAGTCAATCCAGCAGTCAACGCGATACCGGCAGGGCCACCGAACGCGCCCATCAACACGGTTCCAGCATCAGAAGCCACTGTCTTCAACCCGCTCAAAGCGCTCTTAACAGGAGAAACGCTCGAACGAACCGACCCAACACCCTTGGCGGCACTGGCCGCATTCGCACCCAACATGACGGCACCTTCTGCGGCAAGGCGGGTCTCAGTACCGGTCTTGGCGACCGACACGGCAGTCTTCTCAGCCTCGGAGGACATCTCCTTCATGCCCTTCGTGGAAGAAGTGAACATGCCAGCCACATTCCCGTACATCATCGCGTCACCGGTCAGATTGGCAGCGGTACTGTTGCGTTCCAAACGCGCCATAGCGGCAAGAAGCTCAGTGAACTTGACCTTGGTGCTGTCAGCCGTCACACCCAACTGACGTAACGTGTTCTGATACTGCATCGTGCTTTGGATGTTCTCCAAAGCACCGCTCTTCAACGCCGTCCACGCGGCCTTGCCAGCACGACCGAACGTCATCCACAAGCCCAACATGCCCTGAATCGGAGCTGGGAGCTTCGAGAAAGCCTCACTCAACGCGCTCGTGGCGTTGGCGATGGTCTCAATCGTAGGAGCAGCCGCCTTCAACGAGTTCGCAAGAGTGCCGCCGAACGTCTTCGACAACTGGCCCGCCATGCGGACAAGACTCGAAAACATCGGAGACGTGGAAGCGATGCTCGAAGTGACCATGCTCAGACCATCACGAACATCACCGGAGAACGTGCGGACGCTACCGGACGTGCCGGAAGCCAGCTTGGACACATCAGCGACGAAATTACCGGTCAACTGACCAAGATTCGTCATCGTGCCAGCAAGATCGGTACGCGACTCATTGGCCGCACGGCCAATATCGGTGAAAGCGTCACGGACGCCCTTCTGCGCGTCCCTAGCGCCAGTCACCCAAGCACGCAGCGTATCCTGAGCGCTCATGGAATTAACCGCACGGTCGGCACGCTGCAACACGCTGCTGAACTGTTCGATACCGTTCTGGTATTGGGCAATCGGAGCGAACACGCCTTGGGCGATGCCCTTCAACGAGCGAAGGGACGAACCCAAGTAACCGGCCTGCTCCTTGACCTCGGACATGGCCCTGTCCACACGGTCGGAGTCGTTCATCACGTTCTCGGCCCACTTGGCGAACCAAGACGCATCCTCGCTCAACCATTGCGTGAACTGCGGCAGATACTTGCCGCCGACCATGCCGATATGGGACAATGCGGTAATCAGGGATTCGGCACCCGGAACAAGATTGTCCATCGACTCGTTCACACGGTCGAAAATCGCCGGAAGCTCATTCGCCTGATAGGACGCCTTCACGGCGAGCATGAGCTTTTCGACTATCTCGCCCTCATGCTTGGCGAGAGTGCTCATTTCCGGTACCAGCGAATCGCCTATCGCGTTCGCCGTATCCATGATGGCGGGCTTCGCCTTGCCATAGAACGCATCCTGCACGTTCTGGGAAAGCTGTGATAGCTTCGTGTTGGCGAAGTCGATCTGGCTGCTCCATGTCTCGCCCTTGTCGCCGTAAATCATCTTGAACGTGGCGAACGCGGCGCCTAAGCCAGTCAACGCTGCGGGAGCGGCATAAGCGGCCTTGGAAAGGCTCACGATGCTCTTACCTAATCCGCCGACCGTACCGGCGACGTTCACTGCACCAGCGCCGATATCGGACAATACGGTGCCGACAAGCGCTAGACGCGGAACCTTCTTGTCCAACGTGTCGAACAGGTTCACAAGATTCTGGAACTGGTTCTCAACGCCCTTCAAGCCGGACGCACCATACGTCATTCCGTTGAGAATCTTGCCCATGTCCGTGCCGTGGAACTTGGCGAAGATGTCAATCGTGCGCGGACGGGTGAAGTAAGCGAGATGGGCGCGGGCCAAAGCGGTCTCAAGATCGACATCCATGTCAAGGGTGTCGTTCTTTTCTTGGAACTTCTTCAGCTCCTCCTCGGCGTGCTTCTTGTCGATATGGAGCTTCGCCGGAATCTCGGCGTCCGGATTGACCTTCAACGCCTCCGCATACCGGCGCATCTCCGCTTCGACATGCGAATACTCCGCCTTCAACGTGACCGGAACATCAAGCCTCTTATGCTCAAGCTCCCGCATGGTGCGACGTATCTCGTCAGCGCCATCCTCATAGAACTCGACCTTCACACGCTGCGACTCGAACCGTTCGATATCACGGTTCAGACGGGCGAAATCACCTTCGACATCGACCTTCACCCGCGCCTTCGGATTATCCTTCAGAAGACGCTGGTAATAGGCCAGTTGCCGGTACATCTCCCGCAGTTCCGCCTTCAACGTGACCGGAACATCGACTCCGCGACGTTTGAACGCCTCGATCTTAGACTTGACCTCACGCAGATTCTCAGCGACGAACCGCAGACGGATATCCTGACGGTTACGGACGCCGTTCCTCGAATACAGGTCGGCGAGACGCTTCTGGAAATCGGAACCCTCAAGACGGGTCGCCTTCGTGACCGGACTCTTCTTCAGCTTCTCGATACGGTCGTCGATCTCGCCAAGCATCTTGACGGTACGCTTGTACTCGTCAAGGTCGAACCAGTTCCGGTTGTTCCGCTTCATGGCGGACACGTCGGACTCAAGCTCCTTGCGGACGCCGCGATACGTGTCGATAAGGTTCTCGGCCTCGCGACGCGATTCGGAGAACTGCTCACGCGCCACGCCAGTGGAGCCAACCGGACGGGACCACTCGTCCCTGGCCTTCTTCGACTCGCGGGCCATCTCGGCCTGCTGCGCCTCGATCTCCTTGGCGAAACGCGACGAAGCGACCTGCTGGCTCTTGAACCAGCCGGAATACACATCCTGCTTCTGATGGCGTCCCAAGGCCGTGTCACGGGCCTTGGAGAAGTTCGACAGCGAATTGCCAGCGGTGACGATGCTCTCCTCAAGGGCACGCACCTGACGTGTCATCTTCGATACACGCTTCGCATCGCCATCGGACGCGATATCGATAAGCGACGACTGCGCCTTACGGAGCCTGCCAAGCTCCTTCTCCTGACCGGCGAGCGCCTTGTTGACCGCAGTGACCTGCTTCGCGGCTTCGCGTTCCTGTTTCCACAGGTCGGATGTCGGGAGCTTCTGGGCTTTCATCTCAAGGCGTTGCGCGTCGAGGGATTCGACTTCGCGGGTGGCTTTTGCGAGGTCGCCTTTCAGTCCGCGGATGCTGTTGCGTGTTTTGACGATCTGGTTGGATAGTTTCTCGAACTGGCCGATTTGACTGTCGGAGAGGCGTTCGTTGCCTTTGATGAGTCCACGGACCTGCTGATACAGGTCCATCTTCTTCTCGCGGTACTTATCGACGGTCTTGTCGAGGCTTGTCGCGAACGAAAGCTGTTCAGGTTTGATGGCGGACTTCTTGAAGAACGCCGTGTCGGCCATCTCTCGGCCTTTGGCGTCGAACACCTTGACGGTCTGGTCAAGACTTTTCTCGACCAGTTTCGAGTTCAACAGTCCGTTGCCGCGTAGAGCCGTGTTTGTGCGTGTGTTGAAGTCCGATAGGCCACGGTTCAGTTTGGACGGGTCGAAGTCGGGTTTGAGTGACAGTCCGCGACGAAGGCGCTCCTCCTGCTGTTCGAACCGTTTCATCCACGGGTCGATGTTCTTCGTGTCGGGTTTGAAATTGAATTGTATGGAGGCGTTCTTGCCGTTCCATTCGCGGTAGGCGCGTTCAAGACTGGCGGTGTCAGGTTCGAATACCGCGTTCACGTCGAGGTCGTTTATGCCGCGTGCGGCCTCCTCGACTTGACGGCGGAAACCCTTCGTATCCGCAGTGACACGAACGACGACTGTACCGGCGCGATGTTCGCCCACCATAAGCAACCCCCAGAAAGAAAAAAGGAAATAGAAAACCCCCACGGGAATGTGGGGGTTTGTTCAAAATCAGGTCATGTGGAACTTCGCGAACATGTGTTCGAAGTTCTCGGCAGTACCTTCGTTCTCCCGGCGAGGCGGATCTTTGTCAGCGCCGGGAGGGAGCAATGGATGCGGTTTGGCATTTTTGCCCCCGTATTTGGCGGTAATCACCGTGTTCATCATGTTGCGAACGTCAACGGCGACCATCGTCTTCGAATCCCATCCAAGCCACGGCAGTACGGTCGGCTTGTCCGGCTTGGACTCATCGGACGCGGTTGGAGGCTCATCCTCCAATATCCGCGCCCTGTACAGGCTGTCTGGCATCGCCATCAGCCCCGCCGCGAGGCGTTCGGCGCGGGTGGGATTCAGCCTCGCGCCGGTTATGTCCAGACCATAGAAACGTTGGAAGTCGGAAGTCAGTTCGACCGGGTGGACGCGGACTTGCGCTTCGAAGCGAGCGATTTTCCCAGTTGGTCCGTGTAGAACATGAGAATCGCTTCGGTGAGCCAGAACAGTTCATCCAATCCGATGCCTGTCGCCCATTCGTCAACCTTGTCAGGCTTCACTGTCAGCGACTTGACCCAATCCAAAGCCGTGCCGACGAACTCCATGCGTTCGTCGATCTTCGCCTCGATGTCGTCCAAGGACTTGGCCTCCGGGCCGTTGATGTCGGCGTTGAGCGTGAAACCGGCCATGCCGGACAGTTTGCGCAGTTGTGCGGACTGCTTGAACGAGAGGCGTTCCGCAGGGGCCAGCTCCGGCAGAAGCGAGAACAGCGGCTCGTTCTCGCACATCTCCGCCCACGTCTCAGGGATGCGGAACTCGTCGGCTTCCGCAGCGGTGTTCTCTTCAACAGTCTCGTCAACCATGTTTTCTCCTATCTGAAAAGCGTTGAAAATCTCCTATCTTCCGTCAATGAAGAACGGGAAAAGACCGGAACCCCCGGATAGGAGAAACAGGGGTCCGGCGTCAGAGCGAAGAGGAAACAGCCTCGATCAGGACTGCTTCATCTTCGAAGCCTCGAAGAACACAATCGGCTTCTTGCCGGCGACGGACTCGACCTCGCCGGTCATGCCCTGCTCCACGAAATCATCGCCCGAGAAATCAGGACCGCCATCGAAGGTCACGGAAACCTTGCGGAACAAAGCGCCGAAACGGATATCCGAATCATCGTCGGCGGACTCCTGAGCCAACAGGAACAGGCTGAACGTCTGTGGCTTCTTGGTGATGTCCACACCAACGCCGTCATCCTCGTCGGTGCCGTTGTAGATCAGCTTCAGAGTGTCGCCATCCAACTGCAACGACTTCGCGGTGATGGTGCACGTCGAATCGGCGTAGGTGGTACGCAGGTTCTTACGCGCCCACGAATTATGCGTGGTCGCGTCGCCGCCGTCGAACGAGAACGAAATCTTGTTGTCGGCGGAAGTATGCCCCAGATTCTTCCACACCTGATTGGCGTCCGGAGCGTCGGAAGCGGTGGTGTCCACCTTCACGGTGTCAGCGTTCAGCTTGAACGCCTTGGCACCATCCTTCGGCAGCGGAGTGCCGACCGGAGCGTAGAACAAAGTGCCGTAAGTGGCAATCAAAGTAGCGTCATCATTAAACGCCATCTCATATCTCCTTACAAAAAAGCCCCGCACGAGGCGAGGCTTGAAAACGAAAAACAGAAAACGGAAAATCATCCGGCGCGAAGCGAATCCTCCGCGCGGACGGTGAACGAGGAAGCGGAATACTGCTTCACCTTCTTGCCGGTGGCCTGCTTGCCGCCAGCGCTTTTGCCGAAACCGGGATTGCCCACAATCCGAATGACACGACCCGAATCGGTACGCCCGTAACGCGGCCATTGCATGATCTGCTGGTACACTTCCTGCGCCAAGCGGAAGGAACGGTCCGCATCGTTCGTGGCGATGATGATGTCGGTGTCGCAATCCCACACGCCGGTCGAATGATTGCCGGTCGCCATGGTCGGCGCGTTCGTATGGAACAGCACGATGTTCGAGAACGACGCCCAAGTGTCCACATCGACATCGATCTCGTTGAGCACATGCACGTCGGGCCAGTCCGGGTTGCCGGTGAACCCAGCCGTGAGAAGCGTGTACACGAGCGAATCGAAATCGACCATCGGGCGTTCCTGCGGGTAACGCTCGTAGTCGGGTTGAATCAACGGCATCAGACACCACCGTTCATACGGGCAGCGTCACGCATCACATGATGTCCCTCGACCCAACGGTGACGCTGCTCGTTCCAAGCGCCCCACTCGTGTTCGACGGCCACGTTCGACCCGTCACGACCCTCGACATCAAGACACACATCCGTGTCGATGCCGTGGTAGCGTTTCTCAAGACTCAAATCCTTGGCGACCGGAATACCCGGGTCACGGCCAACCGCACGCGCGGCGGCGAGCATCCTCGCATCCGCAAGCACCTCGTCGGCCTTCTCCGACGTGGCCTGCGGACCGAACCATTCAGCCACCTTCGTGCTCAGGTCACGGTCAATGAAAACTCTTGCCATCGGCCTCACCCCACACATGGTCGTCAGGGTCCGGTTCGGGAGGCTTCGGACGCAACCCCACCGGAATCTGCGAATAGTCGGCGTTACGCCGGATATGCATCTCATAGTGGGGAACCTCGCCATGCTGACGGAACGTCGGAGCGCCGTCAACGTCATAGCAGTCGCCCTGATACCAGACCTCCGTATGGATATCGCCATGCCATTCCACGGCAACGACCTGAGACGGCGTGACCTCACGCAAACCACCCCAAGTCTGCGGCGACTTATCCTCGGCACCGGAAATCGAAAACATGCCAGCCTGCTGCTCGCGGCCCTCGACGGAACACCAGCACCAGTAAGCCTTCCCGGGAACATACGTCGTCCCATGCGGCCCACGACGGACCGTGTACAACACGACGATCACCTTGTCCCGATACAGAATCGAATCAGGCTTCACCCAAGGAACAATGACCTCTTCGTAAGGATGCTCCACAACAACATCGGAGCCGGACTTATCGTAAGGATGACCCAAATCCCATGTTTCACGAGACATAGGCATCACATTCCATAAATACGGTTCACACCGACGCCAACGGTTCCGATAGGACCGCGCCCATTCGCATAGCCGTCAAGAATCTGCTTCTCCCTTTTCGACAGATACAGATTCGGCGACGCATCCTTGCCTGGCGGATTGTCCTGCGGGTCGAAACGCGTGAACTGGTACGTGCCGTTCGATTCGGTCTTGATATCCGAATAACGGATGACGCGCCACACCATAGAACAGATGACGAACTCGTAATCCTCAAGGTCAAGGTCGCCGGACTTCAACCGTGGCAAGCAGTTCGTGCTCGAAGTGGACGCCACGGTCTCCGCACGATGGCACATGTACGTGAGCCAAGCGTTCGGATACCGTTTCAACACGTCGGCGTCAGGAAGGCAATGAAGCTCCAAGCATTCCACCCAATCGACGGCATCGGTAACACCATTCGACATCAGCGAAACCCCCTAAGCTTCAAGAAGGCTACTTGCCCAGCACGTCCGCCTTGAAGGTCGAGACGGCCTCCTTCAGAATCGGCAGATAATTGCCGTTGACCCAAATGTCGTAGTTCAACGGAGCCTGATGCGACAACATAGCGCCGATAAGACCATCGTTCACGCTCTTGTTGATCTCGTACTCGGAGTTCTGGGCCTCTGCGGTAGGACCGGACAGGGTGGCACCCAACGACGAATCGTTGAACGACGGAAGCAGAACGAACGTCTTATCCGGGAACGCGGCGGAAACATCGGCATCCATGTCGAAGGTGTTGTCGAGCTTCAAATCCTCGTAAGCCTCATCGACCAGAAGCACGTCGGTGATGCCGGACTGCGCACGAAGCACGTCCAACACATCCTGACGGGACAGCTTGGTCTTTGAATGCTCCAAATCCATGCCGGACACCTGCGTACGGAAGAACTCGTTGGTCCGCATGGCATCGATGACCACACCGGTGGTGGCGACGGCGTGCGGCTTACGACCGTAAGCCTTGCGCATGATCTTCACCCACGCTTCGATGTCGTCGCACGGGTTCGACTTGTCGTTATCCCAAGTGGTGGTAGGCTTCACATCCTGCTGGCTGCTCGGACGCTTGAACGAATACGTCACATCGACGCCGTTCTCCTTGATGACCACCTTGCCGGTCACCAAGCACTGCAAACGCTCCAACTCCTCGGTCACACCGGCCTGCTGGCCCAAAGCCTCGAACTTCGTCTCGGCCTGATCGTGGATATAGGCGGTATCGTCCTGATGCTTGGCGATATCACGCTCGGAGATATGGTCCATACCGGACAACGGCAACAGGCCGGCATGAATCTCAGCGGTCGAGGTCTCGGACTTGGTATGCCCGATCTCGGCATCCAACGCACGATGCTTCATCGCACGGGTCTTCGACTTCGGAATGACCGGAGTCCACGAAGCGGTCCAGTCGCCACCGTTGGAGGTGACCGGGAAGATGTTCGACAACGGAAGGATGCTGTTCACATAGTCATGTCCCGCCTGAGCGACCTCGGTCGCCTCGGACGGCGGGATGATAGTCTTGTCAATAGCCAAGAAAAACTCCTTAGATACGCAAAAACCCACCGCGATGGGTGGGTTTCACAAAATTTTTAGAGGTTAAGTGACCGTCAATCAGGAAATCGTGATGTTCACGGTCTGTCCGTTGGACAAAGTGGCCTTGCCAGCGGTGATGGCCTTGGACGACGGGTCCTGAGTCAATTCGATCTTGGTGATGGTCGCACCATCCTTGCCAGCCGGACCCGGAGTGCCAGCCGCGCCGGCCGAAGCGGACAACGGCTTCACAACGTCATCCTCAACGTCATAGAACTCGCCGCCCCACACGGCACCAGCCTCCGGCTTCACCGGAAGATTCGAGGCCACGATGTCGCCACGATAGGTCATGCCCACGGTCGGGTCGTCCAAATCCCAGCCGGACAGGTTGATGTTCACGGCCACCATGGATTCAAGCAGACCGGCGATCTTGGTCTGACGGCCATCGGTGGCCTGCTTGTCATACGGACCATACGAGCCGACGTTCGCGCCGGAAGTGATCTTCGCCAGCGGAATGCCGGAACGAATGTAAACGGTCGTGGCCTTCGGGCCGACACCGGTCAGATACTTGTTGTCTTCGGTCTTGAACAATTCAGGCACGATGGTGACGGACACCGAATCATTGGTGTTCTTCTCGCCATAACGCCAGGAATTGTCCTCCTCAACGGTGACGATACCGGAGGAATGAACCATCTCTTGAGTCATACGCTCAATCCTTTCAAAGAATCAGTAGGAAACTACTTGCTGCGCTTACGTGCCTTCTGACGTTCCATCACACGCTTGTAAGCGTCGCCCGGCTGACGTTTCGGATGCGAGGTGCCGGACGGGAACTCGGCCTGCATGGCTACCTTGCGTGCCAGAGCATCCTCGGTCTGCTGCGGTTTCCTCTCCACCTTGGAAGTGTCAATCGGGTTGTACGCCGCATACTTCTCAGCCCACGACGCGATGGCCTCCGGCTCCGTTGCGGGGCAGAGGTCGGAAAGAACAGCGTCCGTGATCTGCGGATACTTAGCCTTGGCCTCAAGACGCGCAATCTGCGTCTTCGCGGCCTTAAGCTCCGCATCAGCGGACTGGAAAGCCTTATAGTTGGCCGAAGCACGGTCCTCGTTCTTACGGCTCATAGCCTTCCATTTGGCAAGCTCGTCATTATCGGACGGCTTGGAAGAATCATCGGAACCCTTATCATCAGCCGGAGCGTCATGCTCGACGGCGGGTTCGTCAACCGGAGTGGTCTGAGCATCCTTCACGGAATCCTCGACCGTTCCGGCCTGTCCAACAGTCTTGTCCTTTTCGGATTCGACTTCATTATCCTGAGAGGCCATAAGACCCAATCTCCTTAATATTTAAGCGGCCAGTCCCAAAAAACCGCGAGAATAAGCCAACAGGCTCCGCACATACTGCCAAGCCTGTTTAGTGTGGACTGTCTTTTTGAACTCATACGAACGCCCATCGAACCGGAATTGAACCGAATCCTTGTCGCCATTCAGCAATTCCTTGTATCGGGCGTTGAACTCGGTCGCACGGGCGAACATGCGCTCCATCTGGGCGTGGGTCATCTTCATGTCGGGCAAACGCCATTCCGGCGCATTCGAGTTCACCGGAGCATCCTTGCGAAGAAGCACAGGCCCAAGCTCGCTATTATTGACGACCTTCACGCGAAGCTTCGTCAAATCCGTCGCGCTCGTGGAATAATCACGGCCAGCCGTTTTGCCAGCGGCCTTGTAAATCGTCATCAGATCATCCGAGTTCAATTTCAACCCGGGGTCGTTTGAACCGACGATTGGAGCCACCGTACACTTGCAACGATTGTGCATGGGCATCAAATCAGCCCTCGTGAACGTGTTCGTGGCGGCTACGACGCACAGGCCACAGGAACCCGTCTTCGACAATTCAGGATGGATGACACGCCTGTAACGTTCGACACCGGAACTCCTGTAACGCGACTGGATGGCACGATTCTGCGTCACATACCCGTCAGTGACCGCATTGTTCTCCAACTGGATTTTCGCGGACATCAGCCAAGCCTTAACATGGTCGGCTGCGGACTGGTCGGCGTCCTTCAGAATCTCATCCCACGTCGCCGGTCGAATCTCAGGATTCTTCACGGCCTGAGTACGATACGTGTCGGCGACCCTCATGGCGACCTGCCACGGGTCCGTGTTGGCGCGAACGACCTCATATTGGGGAATCTCGCCTAAACCGTTCACGCCGGCCAGACGCAGCATCGTATCCGCATACGAGATGCCCTGCTGGCGCATCGCCTTCACGAACGCGATATGCTGCTGCGTCACATAAGCCGCAGCGCCCTCGGCCACCGCATCATTCCACCAGTCTGAAGGAGTCAGGCTACGCCACATGTTCCAAGCCCTGCGGACGAACTCGTCAACCAGCTTCAACCGCTGGTCATCCAACGCCTGAACGGCAGCCAACGCGCTATCGGCCATCAGACCCCCATAACGTCGGACGAATCATCCGACGATGACCCATCGGACGACATCGAATCCGATCCAGAGCCGGTGGAGAACGAATCCAAACCGGACCCGTCACCCAGATACGAATCGTTCATCGTCGCATCCGTCTGCTTCGCCGACGAATCCAAAGCCGCGTTCTGCCGCGCCATGGCATTCAGGAAACTCGTATCCTGGGCATCCTGAATCATCTCCGCGATCTCCGTCTCGGTCATATGCAGATAACGACGGGCGATGGTCTTCAACGGAAGAACACCCTTCACCTGAGCCGCCGCCTGACACTGCTCCAACTCGGACGGAAGCTCCAACGGCTCCCAAGTCGTCTCGAAACGCTCCTCGGAAGCGTTACTGCCGGAAGCGGTCAACGCCATCTTCAATAGGAGCACGAAAGCGTCATTGGCCCTCATGTTCATGTCACGGACCTTCAACCGCAGCATACGGGTCGTCAGCTTCGCACCCTCGGCGGAACCAGCCACATCAGGCGAAAGAATCGACAACGGAGTGCCAGTGGCACCTGCCAGAAGCTTCACATCGGAAGCGGCCGCATTCACGATCGGCGTGATATCCGTAATGGACGATTCGCCAATCTTCGCATCGGCGGGAAGCAGCCACAACGCGGCGGGACCCATCTCGAACAGTTCCGAATAGTCGATCTTGTCACCGGCCTGAGCCTTACCGGCCTTGACCGCAGGGTCGCTCTTCTGGTAATACTCAGGCATGTCGCCGGACACCCAACGCTGCTTGAACGCCTGCATCTCCTGAATGCAGAACCGTTGAAAACGCTGCTGGTCGATGGACCTCAACGTCTTCAAGGAAGCCTCGAACTGGCCCTTGCCGTTAGGAGTGGTCAACTGCACGATGGGAAGGCACCCGCACTTCTCAGCGAAACTCCAATCATCGCCGGAAGACTGGCCCTCCCACTCGAACTGCGCCTCGAACTCCGGGCGCTTCTTCGAATCGTCGTTGGCAAGGTCATACACGGTATCCTCGTCATCGACCGAATCGGAAGGCAACGTGCGCGACTTGACCTCATGCTTCGCGGTACGCGAATAGACGCTCTGAATCTCACCGTCATCATTACGGACGATGCGATACAAAGTCAACCGTTCGATCTGCTCTTCCTCGGACCACCCGTACACGACAGCCGAATCCTTGTCATCGGACACGACCGTGCTCCACGGACTCAACCGTTGGATATACGAAGGATTCCCCCTGCCGAGAACCATCGCATACGCGGCACCGTAAATCGCCGCATCCATGAACATGTTCAACGCGCGGACATCCATGCCGCACTTATCCCACATGTCATCCGCATCCGTGCTCCGCATCGTCTTATCGGCGACAAGACGGAAACCGGTAGGATGCTGCGACGTGATTACCGCATCCGCAATCGTATGGGCCAGATTCAACGGGCAGATATCCACAAAACGCCTATACACGGCACTGGCCGTAGTGGTCGCCGCCTTCGGCACGGACTGCAACGGAACCGTCTCACGACCGTCATAAAACGTCTTCAACACACACAGGTCAGGAATACGATTCTGCAAACGCGTCGCAAGACGCGTCAACGCCATACCGTCACCATCAGGCTCGTCATCACCAGTAACAAGACTCTGCATATTAGAAGATGTGGAAGCCATACGAACACTCCAAAAATCACCAGACCCGCTGCGGCATCACCCGCTGCGGAGTATCATCCTCGAACTGGCCCAAATACTTCTCACGCGCCGCATAAGCCAAAACGCCAGCCATGCACGCATCAATCTTGTGCGGACTCTTAGGCGTCTCCTTATGAATCTGATAACCCCAACTCTTCTCACGCCGCTTCGCATTACGGAAATGCGACACAAGACGCGGGTCGGCACACAAAAGAATATTATTCGGGTCAGGCTCCCCATCCTCGACAGGCTCGGGAGCATACTCAAACGACGAATGAGCGCACTGCAACGCACGATACATATCCTGCGACCAGTTATTCGTCCAAAACTTCATCATCGAAGACTGGCCACGGGCATACACCTTCATGCCACGCCCATACTCAGCCTCCCAGCCGCCAATCATCGACTCGAAGAAATGCGCATCAGCGAAACAGCCGATGACATTGTAATTCTCGAACATACGACGCACGGCAGCATCGAAACCATCACGGTCAACACGCCAATCAGGGTCCGCATTATCAGGACGCTGCTGCAACTTGATAAGAAACAGCAGACCATCGGACACGCGACAACCGACCAACGCGGTCGAATCATTACGAATCGAACCATCGAACCCAAGCGTGATCTCCTCATCCTCGTCAATGAAATCCTTCCAGACCCCATCCAAACGAGACGACGAGCCGACAGCACGTCCATACAAATCCCTGTAAGCCAAATGCGACTGGATCGCAGGCTCCGTAAGCCACGAATCCTCACTCGACGCACGAGAGTTCAAATAATAACGAATCGAATCATTCGGGTCAGAATCAGGCTGGTAAATCTGCCCCATCAGACCATGGATGTCAACCCAACCATCCTTCGACGGCCCCGGCTCGACGCCATCATCACGAAGCGAGAACCCCTCAACCGAATAACCATCGGCATCAACGGCCTCGATACGCCCATCAGGAAGAATGATGTAATCCTTACCATCATCCGAATGGGCGGCAGAACCATACGACTCATACAACGCGTGCTCAAGCTTCTTCTCATCAGGAAAATCCTCGATAGGAAGCGTCGAATACCGATAGTCGAAATACAAGCCCTTATAATGCTTGGAACGGCCAGCCTGAATATCCTCCGCGATCTTCAACGTGTTCTCCGCCACACTGTTCTGACCCGGACGGAAATACGTCGTCATCTCCAACACCCAGGGGTCGGCATCCAACGAACGCTTCGGAAGATTACGCTGAACCGTCTTATACATCGAATGATGCTTCGGCAGCGTATACAGATGCACCTCATCCATCAACGCGAAAGTCTCAAGACCACCATCCTTCGACGCATCGCCGGAAGTCGTAGGAATGATCTCCCCACCCTCCGGCAAGCCGATACGGGTCTTCGTGACCTCCATGCCGAAACCCTGCAACTGGGCCAACGGGCCGGAAGTGCAGTTATAGTAAATCGAATCGAAGATATTGCCCGACTGGTCCTCGGACGTAGCCAAACACAGAATCTCAGGACGCTGGACAGGACGGCCAACAGGCTCACCCGGCAGATAATAGTAAGTCTGACCAAGAAACGTATACGTCTCACCCGGCTTAGCCCAATGGTCGAAACGACACGGGCCAAAAGCCTCGAACAAGGCCAGATCATTGCCCAAACCACTCTTGTTGCAACCCTTCGGACGCCACAAGCTCACACGATTGAACCTGCGCCGACCATCCGGCTTCAACGCATAGGCGTTCAAATAGAACTGGATATACTCAGGACTATGAGTGACAGGCTTACCGGTCGCACCACCGCGACCTATGAGACTGAACGTCTCAACCCACCACAACGCCAAACGTCCAAGACTCCTACGCCTATCCTCATAAGTCAGGTTAGGAATCATCAAATGCATGTCAGCCAGCCGCCTCGATCTTGCGACGCCAAGCATCGATATCCTGAATCACAGCATGATTCGAACCATCCGAAGCAGCATGGTCGTCAGCCTCCGGCACATCGAACTTCAACGCACGCATCGAAGCCGGAGTCCAACCCAACTCGTCAAACAACTGACGCACGACCGGCATCAACGTCGCATAACGACGAGTCGAAAGCATCTCATTGATCGTCGCGAAACCCAACTGGACAGCCATCCAGGAAGGAGCCGAACGCAACATCGAAGCATTCGGACTACGCCGATACTCCTCATACCAATGAGCAACCAACGGCAACCACTCCCCACCCTTGGGGAAAATCTGGTTAGCCGGAGGCAGATCAGGCCCCAACTTCCCATCAGGAATCTCCAAAACCTGGTTACCGGAATCACTCGTCTTCCTGCCCATAACATCACTCCCCGCAAAGCCCCATTACGGGACGACAAGCGCGAAGCCCGTTACGGCACTACGCGCACCTGCGATGAACGACAATCCGATTAGCCAACGAGTTTTCACCACCCTGCTCCAACGGCACACGCCAAGCGCCAACCGGAAAATCATCACTCAAAACATCAACCGACCGGTCAAGCGGCAACTCACAAACCGGACACGTATGAGAACACGCGTTCCACTCATCCTCGGCAGTCCAAAAACCAGTAGGAACACTCCCCCGACGCCCGACACGGGCATTTGACCGAGGCTCCCACAACACCGACTTCAACGGCTGCGGAGTGCGATTAGGAGCCGCACCCTCAGCCTTCAAACGCTGGAAACGCTTACGACAACGAGCCGAACAAAAAGCCTTGTCCCGACGCTCAGTCTCAAAAAAAGAGCCACACGCCAAACACGCACGACTCATACGACGCTTACGGGCACCACTGCCACTACGCCGCCAACGATCATAATGAGACCTACACATCCCATGAGCATGAACAGGCCCATCACACCCATTCACACTGCACTCACCCTCAGCTAACCGAACGCGGGATGCCTGTACCAACGAGCCTCCTCACGCTCAACCCTCTTCCTTCGCCGCGCGTCAGCCGACTCCAAACCAGTCTTATAAGAATGATGAACACGACAAAGAACCTGAAGATTATCCCAAGAATCATCGTCAGGCTGACCATCCTCGGCACGAACGATATGATCGACCTCATTCGCATGAGCGCCACAAGGACGCAACACACCATCATCACCGATCACCGGATACTGGCAACGCCACCCGTAATAATCCAACACCTCACGACGCGTCCGCTCCCAACCCGGATTGAACCGTTCCTTACGATGCGACTTATTCCAATCGTTGGTCATCACCACTCCTCAGTGCTTCAGGAGGGAATCGAACCCTCACGTCACAGGACAACGCATTTTGAGTGCGCCGCGTCTACCATTCCGCCACCAAAGCAAGGCAAGAGCCGCCATAGCGACTCAGGAGACTGTTCCCGCAGACTAGGCGGGTCAGCTAAAACTAGAGCCGCCACAAGACGACTCCGAAGACCTTTCCCACAACATGTGGGTAGGCTGAGCACAGCATGTTGGACTCGAACCAACATCGACGGTTTTGGAGACCGCCATGCTACCAGTTGCACCAATGCCATATGCGTGGGTGGTCACACCCATGAAGCATGACCACCCACACCAAGTCGCCGTTACGGAAGCGTCCGCCGCTTTCATCACCAGACAAGCCAACACCAGCGGTAGGCACTTGCCCTCGGGGGTAGTACTACTTCCCCAACGCGGAATGTGAAGGATTTGAACCTCCGGCACTTCACAGTGCGACTGCTTTCGGGACAGTTGCATTAAACCACTCTGCCAACATTCCAAACCCGACTTAGTTAACGTCCAAGTCGTCAGGACGTTCGGCATGGCGGGTTGGATTTTACCGCCAGCGGCAAGGAACGTGTATGTATATATGCACCCGTTTGGCCGTGCCTCCCCTTCGGTCATCAACCACCTGATTAAGGCAGGGAGCCTCTTATCCCCCACATGTTCCAGCGGGGATATTCGAGCAATACCATCGATCTCACAGGCAGCTACCCCCATGAAACCTAGAGCAAACCTCGGGAATCGAACCCGACAACCAAAAGGCTGTGCCAACAGGATTGCAAGTCAGCCCCAAAAACAAATGGCGCAGCCATATAGGCGGCACCGGATGGGACCGGCACAAGAAACGAGGATGAACAAAATCTCACGGACAATCCAAAAACACACACTATATTCCGGGATTCATCCACCCTCAAAGGGTCCCCAGCCGGATTCGAACCGGCATCTCACCACGCATAGGCAAGAGAGCCAGAAACCCATGCGCGACTAACACTCCCACAAGAGCGATAGGAACCATGTGCGAGATCAAACGGCGGTACCAACAAGCCTCTCGCATTGGACTTGAAACCGAATCGCACCTTACCTAGGAAGATGCCATCTGCGGACAGTGAGAGATTCGAACTCCCGGACCCGTTAGAGTCGGTCGCTTTCGAAGCGACTACCTTAAACCAGACTCAGCCAACTGTCCCTAGCGGTGCTCCTTATGAACACAAACGTCCCAACGGTCGGAATCCTTAACCAAGAGACAAGGAGCACCACCGAACCGCTTGCCGGAATGACACCCACAATGACGCCATGCGCCCTCCAAAATTCATTCCGACATGCGACAGCATACTCATACCTAACGTTGCATCAACGTTGCAATGGAAACGGCGTAGAATACGGCGTGTCGCGTGGTATGCTGAAGACGATTTCAATGTGAACCCAACATCGTCGTTGTCGTGTCACGTTTCATGCGCGGACTTTTTCAGACGGCGCGCACTATTTCTACCATTGACCCGACGGCCCTGACGGGCGTGCCCGGGGGACCCTCCCCCAGCCCCGGTTAGAACGTTCGTTCGATGGTACAAATGTTCGTTCGTACAGTTGTACGTATGCGCGTCATTGTGTCGTATTCCTTATTATTTATATCTATCTCGCTCAATATTTTTTGTCCGTATTTTGGTATCTTGCTTGACTTTATTTTTTCTTGTGCTACTCAGACTCTTTTTTCGTTTTATTTACCCCCTTTACCATGTTGCAACACGCCGATAGAGTGGCGTTATTTCAACGTTTTAGCGTTGTCTGTTTTCTCAATTTGATTACATCCGATTGGGTGTGTATAGTGATAACTAACAACCGGTTAGGCAGTCAGCCTAGCAAGGTTGGTGTGACACTCTAGACCACACCACTCGCAACCGGTTGTGAGCAACCGGCAGATGAAGCCGTGGCGGTTAGGTGCCTAGGCACCGCATAGCCTAGCCTGAGATGGTTAGGGGGGCGTATCGAGTGTATGCGCCGGAAAACTGCCATGAGTGGAACTGTGGTCACTGTGCTGAGGCGCAGTGTCCAGTCTGTGAGCGTTGCGAGTGTTTGAAAAATGAAGAGTGTTACCGAAGTCGGTAGTTTGAGCTTCACCCCCTTTTGGGGGTTAGGTGACGGCGTTTTTCGGGGTGTGTGCATAATGTCCACTATGTGGACGTGGCTGACAGTGTCAGTTTTGCCTAGGCAGTGCATGTGAACTTGATTAGCAATGTTGAGCGCGAGAACTCGTAAGGGGGTACCGCCGACGTTTGGCGTAGTGTGAGAGACTACCGCCAATGAGGATAGACCGATAGATAGGTGGCAATGTCAATGTTTCGCCATGCGTGAGCGTGGTTGGCGGCATTGACTGTAAACCACGGCATAACGGGTTGCGAGGGTAGACATACTGTAGCGCCCGTCAATTGCTTTATGGGCGGTTGACCACAAACGTCTTACGTTTGGGGGTTATGCGGACATTAAAAGTCTATAGGGGGTGCATATGCGCCCCTGCGCCACTTTGCGGGTGGTGTTAGCCAAAAAACAAATCTTCACGGGCGTAATCCGCAAGGGTTGCGCCCCTCTCGCCACTGTTTAGACCATGAGGGGGTGCGATACCCTCTAGTGGCACGCAATTAACCAATTAACACTAGACCTTAAGGGGGTTTATTATGGATACCAACGAAAAAATGGCTGTAAAAATCGTTCGCGATTGTCTTACGACGGCACATGAGAGCCTACCGGTATACGCGTCATGCCTTTATGTGGCGTCAATGCCCATCATTAAGGCTCACGGGGTGGATGATGCAACAACGCGGCATATGATCGTCGCGGCGTTTAGGGTTGCCGCGCTCAGGTCACGGAGCGTTGACTACCGTTCGGGCTTTATGCCAGACGTGCGCGTGACACGCGTCCATGCATTCAAGCGCCATGCGGCCGTGTATTGCGAGACGAATACCGGGTATCACTACAAGGTTGAGTGCACGCCTTTATGTGACACGGTATCGGACTGGTTGACGCCATGCCTTATGGGGCAGGTGGACACGTTCGAATGGACTGACCACGGCTGGGATTTCGTCAGGCGTGATTATGTCAATCTCGTTTGACTTATGTAGTCAACAATACAATAAGATTAAATAAAGGGGGAGCTATGTCTGATTATGACAATCTCGTGCAATGGTGCAAGGATATGCGTTCTACGCAGATTGCGCGGCGTAATCGCGCGTGGAATTTCCAGCACGCTCATGGCATTGATCCGTGTGATGTCGCGTGGAATGCCGACGCCATAAGGTGGGTTGACGGCGTGGTGTATGTGGTCAGCCGCAATGTCAAGCGCAACGGCGAGCTGGGCGAGCGTTACGCCGTGGTCACGGCTGAGCAGTGGCTTGACATGCATCTGGTTCCGGGCGATGAGTCATGCGTCGCACGGCTTGAATCCTACATGACGCGAAACTAATTGTAGTCAACAATACAAGTGAGGTGTTTATTATGACTGGAAAGATCGAACTATCTGTGAACATCAGCGTGGAATGGCGGCGCAGTGCGATGTGGGGAATGTGCCCTACCGCTACCGTTGGCGCACTACTGGCCGAGGATGGCGTTACTGTCAGGCGTGACCGTGGTTCCGGCCATGCGTCCGGCTGTGGGTATGACAAACTCTCTGCGGCGGTGGATGAAGCCATGCGTGAGTTGCCGTTGTGGCAGACGTTTCTCATGTGGCGTGGATTCAAGCACACGTATGCGTCGATTCCATACAACGGTTCCGATAGGCCGCTATATGGGCTGAAGCGTTGCGATTACGGCTGGGAGATGAACGCGAACGCGTGCGGCATGGGAACGATTATCGACATTTTCACGGCGAACGGGTTCACCATGACGTCGCATAGTGGCGATGCTTACGATTTTTACCATTTCGAGCGCGTGGTACCGCGTTCGTTCCTGAAACTCATCTGACTTTGTAGCCCTCTGTGGGCTATGGCGCGGCTCTAGTGAGTTCTGGTAGGGTGCGACTCCCTATCCGCGCACTATGCCGTCATGTGACGGCGGAACAACATTCTCTATGAAAGTGGGTAATCATGTCTGGGTTTAATTCCGTTGACGATTTTTACGACGTCATGGCGGGGCGTCATGGTTTGCACGAGTCCGAACGGGGCGGCGGCGACCTGGAGTTGTATTCATACAATGGCGCTGAGTTTCCTGACGGTTTGGACGGTTCCAGTCTTGACGTTGTCACAGCGCCGTCGCCTGAGCTTCTTGCGTACATGCGTGGGAATGATAGTCCGGTGCCGCCGTCCGGGTACAAGGATATGGCCGACGAAATTAAGGGCATATGGGACGTGTACAACCACGGTTCCGCCGAAGCCGACTGGGGACGGCTGGCCGACTTGTATGACGCGCACAATCTAAGCCTGAGCGTCATTGCCGATTACGAGTTCATGGATTGGCCTGAGACGTTAGGCGACATACTGAACGGCAAAGGGGCGGATTGCTGGAATCTCGACGGTATGACGTGGCACCTGTATAGCCATGAGGAATGTACTATCGATGATTCTGAGGGCGCATGGCCCAGCCTTGACGACTTGCTGGACTTCATATCTTCCGATGACGTTGAGACGTGCGCCTATGCGCAGCAGTTTGTCGAATGCATGGATTCGGGCGACTATGCGGCCGCGTGCAGGGCGCTTAAGGCTCTCGACTTGGAACTGTGGTATTCAAACCTGTTTCTGACGTTGTCTCGCTGAAAATCAATCAATCTGAAAGTGAGGAAAAAGAAATGTATGTGCATTGGATTCGCAAGGATACGGCTGAGGACGCCGACTTGTACGAGGAACTGCGTGACGCGTGGGACGGTATCGACTACGCTGGTCTGCCGTCGTTCGATGACGTGCTGCCGGACATTCTGGAATGGGTGCGGGGTATCCGCGTGGCCGACACTGTGTTCAACGATTACACGTATCGGGCTTCGCGGCTGCTGTACTTCGATAACGCGCTAGATGAAAGCAATATTGAGACTGCCGTGCGGTGGCTGTCGGACTACGGTTATGTGCCGCGTGCGTTCTGCGGTGTCGGCTATGCGATTGAGTTGACGGACGGGTATGGCGGACTGTCGGATCAGGCCGTCGTCCAATATGCGATAGACATGATTATCAAGGACGGGCGCTACTACCCGGTGTTGGATGAATCCGATTACGAGCGGCGTGAGGACGCGTGGCTGCGGGATTACTTCGATGGCGAGGTGTCTGACGCCATGTTGGATGGCGCTGACCGTGATGCCGTGTTTGAGGCGTGGCGAGATGATGCCGACCCGGTGTCGAGCGACATGGATTTCGACGTGGAAAAGCTTCCTGGTTATATCGAGACCGCCAAGGGAGGTAAGCGGAATGCGTAAGGGTGTGAAGCTGGCTGGACTGCTGGCTGCTGGTGTGGCGGCGTTCGCCGTGGCGTGTTCGCCGGTGTGCAATCCCGTGCCGGTGGCTGACCCTCATGGGACGCCTGAACAGCAATGGAATTGGTGGCGTGAGACGTATGCGACGGCTGACTATGGTCAGGCCGACTTGGCTGGCTACACGTCGCTGTCGGATATCCCCCAGTGCGGCATGGAAGACGGCAGTATGGCTGGCGGCTACGAGCGTATCTGCGAGTGGCGGGCTGATGCTGTCGGCAATCATGCCGGTGAGTCTTACGTGCTGGTTGACGGCGGCAAGGTGCTGTCGTGGGGCGGCACAAGGGAAATGTGAAAGTGCCGGTCTCAGGTAGGACTGCGACCGGCCATGCAATCAATCAATCAAATCTAATTGCAAGGGAGATTATACCATGAAATTCGACGATTGCATTTATAAGGAAATCACTTGGTTCAACGCGGATGAAATCGTTGAGCATGAGACGTTCGACGGTATCGACTCGTATGAGCTGCTGCGTAATCTGGCGACGCTTGAGGCTGGCTATTCGCTTGACGACAGGCTGGATGACGAGGCCGTGGAGCGCGTGGAAGATGAGGAGAACAGCTTAATCTGCGTCGGACGGTTCCGTTTCGACTCGCTTCTGGCTGAGGGTCTAGCGGAATGGTTCAAGTGCGACCGTTACGACGGTCTTGTCAAGCATGTGCGTTCGTGCTGGCTGAGCCGTGGTGGCGATGATTGGTATTTCTATTTCGTTACCGGCTGCGGCTATGACGTCATCAGCAGTGATTTGCTGGGCTGTGACGCCGATGGTGGGGCGCGGCGGAAGTTCGTTGATTTCCTTAACGGCGAGGAGGTGGCGCGATGATCGACGTCAACTTGCTGCCGCGTGAGCTGACCGGCTATGTGGGTTACGTGTGCTGGCAGTGGTTCGAGAGGCATTTCAGCAGTGACGAGGTGCCGTATATCCGTGGCGGCGCGTGTGGTCTGGTGCCCGATTTGCGGGACAATCTCATCGATGTCGTGCAAAACTGTTTCGCTGACGGCGGTCTGGATGACGAGACGGTCGGACGGTTCGTCGCATTGTATGCCACGCTGCCGTTCGACGTCGATGAGGCGCGGCGGTTGGCCGAGAATGATTTCCGTTATGTCGCCGACGCGGGCACGCGGCTGGCGTTCGAGCTGTGCGTGCTGGTGTTCGACGCCATGTTCCCGCAGCATGTCGAGGTTCGTCAGACGGATGTGGACGGGACGTTGGAGCATATCGCGTTTCCGGCTAGCTGGCAGCATGACCTGGCTGTGTCTTCGACTCCTGAGAATCGCATGTCCGCGTACCGCAATGGCCTGTCGGCTGTGCGCAAGGCGTATGACAAGATGTTCGACCGTCTTGGGGAGGCTGACTGACATGGCCGCGTTGTGGACCGTCGAATATGTGGGTGGCGCAATCCGCGTGCGCCGTCACAGGTCTCAGGCCGATGCGGAGGCGTATCGGGATGCGGTTCTGCGTGCCGATGGCCGGTTTCTGACGCGTTGCACTGTCGGTAGCGGAGAGGCCGTGCGCGTGGCGATGGTGAACCGGCTGGAACTGGCCGGTGTCGGCTGTCGTTCGCGTCTCATGCGGACGTCGTTGAAAAGACTGGTGGAACTCACTGACGAGTTCTGCTGCTGAATGAAAGGAAAGAACGATGAGTGTTGTTATTGATCGGGATGGGCGTCCCGTGTCTTATGAGGCCGCTGTGAATCTCATGGATGACGAGTTGCGGGAGCTGTTGCACGCGAATCTCGCGCCGTGTTCCGAGCAGGAGTTTTTCGACGCCTATTTGGATGCCCACTGCGTCAAGTATGGCGAAGAGTTTCGTATCGATTGAAAGGAAAGAATGATGATTACCGTTGATGGGTTGAAGGCCATGCCGTTGGATGAGCCGATTGGCATGGCTGTCGTCTGCGATGTTGAATGCATGGCAAACGAGGGTTTGCAACCGTTCTACCAGCGTGAGTTTGAACCTTATGAGGGTGTCTATCGCGTCAATGATTTCGCCAAATATGTTTCCGAGGATTCGTGGTGTAAGTTCTGGTCAGCGTTCCCTGAATGGTGTGAGCAGGTGTTCATGCTGCACGACAATACTCGTTCCGACGATTATTGTGAGTTCACTTCTGAAGTGCTTTCTGGTCTGACGCCGATTGAGATTGGGGAACAATTCGAGAAGTCTCGTGAATATGACCTTGATTATGTGTTCTGGACGCAAGCCGATGACGAGGGTCATGTGTGATGGACGCCCATGATTCCGACGTGTGCGCGAACGCGGCGAACAGGGCCGTTGAGGCTGTCCGTCTGCTGTCTGGATTGGAGTCCGGGAAGGCTCCTGATTCGGCTTACATTCTGACCGCCTACGACCAGTTGACGACGGCGGCGTACCTGTTGCATCAGATTATCCCTTGGACCAAGGAGGAAAAACAGTGAGCAAACATGGCTTCTTCTCCCCTATCGCCGAATACGATGGGTTCGATTATGCGTCCGGCAGGTCGTTCTGGCGTCGTCGTTCGCTGCCGTCGCTCCTGTGCGAGTGGCTTGGCGAATGGTTCCGTGGCGTGAGGGCGGCTCGCATGGGCTATTCGACCTGGCTGTACGTCCAGTGTTCCGGTGGCTGCATGATTCCAGTGGACATGCTGGATTGGGATACGGATTGGATTGATTGATGTCGGCGGCGTCCCCCAGCCGTCGATGATATGGTGTTTTTGATCGGAAAGGAGTGTGGCATGGGGTTGCGTGAGCTGCGGAAACGTTCGAACATCACGTTGGAGCAGTTGAGCGCGTTGACCGGCTATGACATGCCGAGGTTGAGCCGGTATGAGACGGTTGACGATGACGCTCGGAACATGTTTCTGGGCACGGCGGCATCGTTGGCGCGGATACTGCATTGCAACGTGTTGGACCTGTATCCCGATGAGCATGTGTGGCGTGGTGGCGTGGCGGCTGGTGTCGTCGGCTTGAGGAACATCCGCTTGTCGCGTGGGTTGACGCAGACGCAGTTGGCTGGCATGAGTGGTGTCGCACGACCGAACATCTCATGGTTCGAGACCGGTTATCGTCCTGTTTCGCAAATGTATTTGCGGACGGCGTTACGATTGTCTGAGGCGTTGCAATGCGACCCTGTGGATTTTCTTACGGAAGGATACTGACATGGGCATGAGGGAACTCAGACTGAAGCGCGGCATGACGCAACAACAGCTGGCTGACAAAGCAGGGTTGAGTCAGCAGCGTGTAGCGGCGTTCGAGACCGGACAACGTAATGTCGGTGGGATGAGTCTCAATGTCGCCGTGCGCATCTGTGACGCGTTGCATGTCAAGAATCCGCGCAAACTTCTTGACTCTGATTCTGAATCTTCCGCGGATTCTAAGTGATCCGCCAGGGCTATTGCGCTCTTTACGGGCGCGGTAGTCCACGAAATGTTAATGTTCAGCCGATATGATCGGCGTAAGAGTAAGGAGGTGGCATAGTTGCCTGGAATAAGCAGGTTTTTCGGTATCGTCATTTACATGTACGCCAATGACCATGGCCCCGTGAAGCATTTTCACGCGGAATATAATGGCCATTGGGCTAAGTACTCGTTTGATGGCGATTTGATTAAGGGCGGTTTGCCTAGGAAACAGGAACGTTTGGTGTTGGCGTGGGCTGAAATACACCGTGAGGATCTCGAGTCCAATTGGAAGTGTGTGGAGGCCCATGTGCAACCCGGACACATCGAGCCGCTTAGGTAAGGAGGTTTATTCATGTGTGACGGTGTTGTTTTGGTGACTGACGCTGTTCCGTTGGACGGCCACCGTGTGGCGGTCAGGTTCAGCGATGGTTATAGCGGCGTCTTGGATATGGCTAAGTATTTTAGCTATCCGGCGTTCGCTGGGTTGAATGATCCTGCGGTGTTCGCTACTGCGCGGGCTGGTCTCGGTACGGTGTTGTGGGGTGACGGTGATATAGACGTCGCACCTGATACCGCGCGTGAGGAGGCCGTGCCGTTGGGCGCGTAGGCCGCGTCTATGAATCCCGGTTGCTTTTGCTGCCGGGATTTTGTTTATTCGAACGTGTTTGGCGGGGTTCCCCGTCTGATGAAAATACCCCAAGAGTGTTGCATCACTCTTGGGGTTTCGCTTAAAACAAACCGATTTATAAGCCCTCTCATTTTAGCAAGGGGGCTGGAATGGAGTGTGTGTTATGAGTATCCATTTTTATGCCGGTTATTGGCAGTTTGGGGTCGGCGTTACCAATTTTGAGGGTGAGCCGTATTGTAGCCTGTTGTCTTTTGACTCGCGTAAGGAACGCGACGCTTGGGTTGCTGCGGATCATTTCGACAATAATTGGCATCGTAGCGCGGTGTCGCGTCGTGAGGCGTTGCCGCTTATGCGCGCTGAGCTTGCCGATCTTTTCGACGGTTATGACGGCTGGCGTGTTGATGGCGTGTTTTATTCGTCCATTGGCGACGCTTTCGCGGCGTTCTTCAAGGCTGAGGCCGCTGCGCATAGGCGTGCGGGTGTCTGATTCATTCAGTCTGTTTGTTTAATTCCAGGGCGTGGCGATTGTGTCGCGCCCTTTGTTTTCAACCTTTTTCTTTTTAAGGGGTTTAAATGTCTAATAAGGTTAACGGTTTGTGGGCTGTCAATTCTGATGGTGTTTTCATGTTTTTCAATTCGGTTGACAGTCCGAGCGTGTGGCGTTTCGGCATGTCGGATGGTGTTGAGTCATGGCGGATGGTTCCAGGTGTTAGCAACGCTCAGGCCGTGCGTGGTTTTTGGCTGAACATTGTGACCCGTATGTTAAGCAGCTGATTGCTGACGGAATGTACGATTGGGACAGGCGTGAAGAATTTAAGACACGTGTGAAGGCTGAGATGTTGGTGTCGCTCCGTGTTAACCCGGGAGCTATCTATCACGCCATTTATTCAAGCACGGATGCGGATGTTAAGTGGTTTGAAGATCATATGGAACCGGCTTGCAGGGAGGCTTTGGAACTTGCGCGTAGGGAAGCGGACGATCCGTATTGGATTGATGGATTTTTCCAACGTGCGCAGGGAGATTATTTGATTTGCTGGTATGCGCGTTGGCATCCAGAATCTGGGTTGAGTATTCCGACGAGAGAGCAGTGGGATGATTTTTTGGAGGAATTGAAATCCAAGGGTGTTGATTACTGAAAAATAGTGGGGGCGGTTTGAATCCACCCCCATTAATGTGTCATTGTAGACCGCTCAGACGGCGCTTGACGCGGTTTGCAGCCAATTGTCCACCAATTCGGCTTCGTTGACCGGCTTGAAACACCATGCGTCCAATCCGACGTTGATCTCATTATGATGCCTGCCGAACTCAAGCGGGTCATGCGCGTGCGTATGACCATGCAGGAGCAGCGTGTTGTTCATGCGTGGTAGCGCGTATTCGGCTAATTCCGGCGCGTTCCAATTGGTTGAGACTGCGCCTAGTGGTTTACTTTGCGTGAAGTCTTCACGCCATTGGAAGTGGCTTAAAAAATACCGTTACATTCCAAACGTATTGAGCTTTTGTGAGGTGAAGCGGGAACCGGGGCCAATTGTTCATAGCAAATATTCCAAGCATCCGCTCTTTGAGAAAAACGTAGCCAAACTCTTAGAGTTTGATTCATTCAACTTGCCGGATTCTACTTATTGCTACTATCGTAGTAATGAAAGTGTTTATTGACAGGTAGGTTTGTGAATGCGGTTATCTATACGGAATATTGGGAAGATACATAAAGCCGACATCCTGATAGATGGGGTGACTGTCCTTGCCGCTCCGAATAATACCGGTAAAAGCACGGTCGGTAAGGCGATGTTTGCTCTTTTTGATACATTCGATTCGTTAAACAAAAAGATAAGCAGGAATTTAAGACATTCGATTAAACTAGTTATTGTTAGGAACTCCCCTGATAGAGAAGACCCGGATGGAATTGTAGGTACGTGGGAAGCTGCTTCGTTTGTGTCCGAGCAGCTTGTTTCTGCGAAGAAAACTCCAGAATCAAAGGATGATTTGCTTGCTCAACTGCGAACTATTCGTTCCAAGAAAGATGGTTTATCACATCTTGATGAATCCGGCCGGCAACTGATAGTGTGGCTTTCTTCTGAAGATAAACAGGCTTTGAAATGCAGGGACGCTATTCTAAAGTTATTTTCAGTTAAAAAAGAGGATAAGACTCTTGAGCTCGCAGAACGCACTTTTAACCAAGTATTTAATGATCAGGTGTGTAGTTTTGGAATGGATTCTCAGAAATCCGAAGTTAGTGTAACTACTGATGAACATTTTCATGGAGAAATTGATAGATATGTTTCTTTTAAAGAAGGAGCATGCATTGAAGCTGGGCCAGTCTCGGATGAATCTCGCCGAGTGCTGATTTTGGATGATCCTAATATCATCGAGAGGTTTACGCCAAGCAGTTTCACTAGAAAAGGGTTTGAACCATTTTCTGTTGAACCGCTTTATAGGTCAAGAGCAATAAGTGTTGCGTCCGAAACATTGGTTCGGCGTGAGAACGAGATATCGTTTGGTCTTGGTGAAGCTGTTTTAGCTAAACAAACCGTTCGTGAAGTTCTTGAGGTTATTGAGCATGAGTTTTCTGGTCGTCTTATCCAGAGTAAGAAAGGACCGGCTATGGTCGGAGAAGATGATTCTTCGACTATAGCAATAGGAAATGCCTCTATGGGATGTAAGGCTATGATGCTCCTTCGATTTCTTGTTGAGAATTCTGTGATTCAAGATGATGACATTCTAGTATTGGATGAGCCTGAAATTCATTTGCATCCGCAATGGCAGATAACATATGCACATGCGCTGATGCTTATTGCTAAGCATATGGGGATTCATGTGCTGGTTACTACACACAGTCCGTATTTTTTACAAGCCATTGTTGATTATGCAGACATTCTTGACTACACCAACAAGACTGCAGTGTATTCCGTGCGTCCGGAGAACAAAGATGGATTATCAGTCTTTGAAAGACTTGATAATGAGGGAATTGCCGACGTTTTTACATCCATGGCTCGTCCTTTTGCTACTTTGCAGCAAAGCATAGCTGAACATCTGATGAAAGGCTGATATACGATGTTGATTTCTGATGATTGTCTATCTTTTCTGAAGATGCAGATTGACCATTATCGGGAGAACAATCAGTGCTTATCTGATGCTGATAGGGAGAAATATGCCCCTTTAAAGAGCGTGTCGGCATTATCGTGGGACGAGACGAATCAGGAATCTGTTGTTTCTAGCAATAGTGTTCAGCTTAATTTTGATGCCTACGCACAGGCATATACTTTCTTTCATCATGAAATGACGCCTTCTTCTTGTGATGCCTTAAGTCAATCAAAGGAGAAGAAAAATATCTTTGTTTTTACTGAATTCAAGAATGGAAATATACTTAGGCGAGATTCTAGAAATGGATCCTATTATGTGGTTAGCAAAGACGCTTCTGCTATTGATAAAAAATTAGCTGACTCTGCTGATATGTTGCTAAAAGATGGTGTTGCAAATAGTGCGGTAATAAAAGAATGCTTCATCGTGCTCATCGTCGTGAGAAATAGAGATGATCGTAGAGAAAATGCAGGACGGATATTCAGCCCCAATCCTGTTCTTGAGTCTCTTGAGGTTACAATTAGTAGACTCAAACTCCATCAAGGAGAGATGAGAAGCGCTGCAGAATCACATTATAGAAATGTTATTGTGGTGTCTGACGAGGTATATCGTACCGTTTGGTTGCCTTGTTTGCGTGATTTATCGGATATGGAATAGCATTTTTGGAGTGATTGTTTTTCTGAATTCATCACCAGCTTCGTTATTGATGATCACCTTATGGATTCATCATGCTGTGTTCTGCGATATCTGTCTCGAAGTTACGTTGGGATATTTTAGTGATTGTTTTCATACCACTGCTGAATGATGATAGTTGTATTTAAAATATATGACGTGTTTTCTGACCAATTAGGAAAAGTCTAGAAGAACCGACTTGTTCTTCTTTGAGAACCAGAACCCATTTGGTATTGGACACGTCAGGATCCCTCTTGAACTCCCAGGGTGGGATTGTAGCCGTCGTAATTTATGCAGCAGTGGATATGCGCCCTACTGATTTCCTCATCGGTGAGGTGGAGCAGATCATTAAGCATAATGACCATTTTGCCGACGTTAACAAAATGGTCTACCTGTCTGTGTCATGGTGCGGGCTATGAAGCCGCTCTACACGTGTTCGTCTTCTACCTGTAGTTCCGTGTTCCCGTGTACGGTTGCTTTGATATCGTCGTTGACTTGGTTCGACAAGTGCAGGATGATGTGAACGTCTTTCCTGTACCCCAATGGTTCGGGTATGTCTTCTTTGCAGAAGGAGTAAGACGTGAAGTTGGGCATCATGGCGTAGTCGGCGCTGATTTCTTTCAGCTTGCCCGACACGACGGTGCCATGCTTGCCGTTGATTGTGATTCTTTTGCCTAAGTGCGTGGCGTTCAGATGGTCCGCTGTGATTGTCTCGCTCATTCCGCGTAGCCTCCTATGTATTCCCAGCAGTTCGCGTCCACAACGCATTCGATGATCGGGAAAACACTGAAGCCTTCACGGTCGAGTTCATCCCAACGATGTTCCGCCTGAGCGAACGTGGAATAGACGCCCATTACGCTCACATGCTCGCCATACTTGTTTTCCGTATCCTCGCGAACAGTTGGCACGTAAGAATACTTTTCCGGTGGGAGGGTCGTGTAATCCCTGTATTCGTCCCTGTCCTGCGCGTCGGCGGACACGATGTAGACTCTCATGATTGCTCCTGTCTTGGGTTGTCGAATATCTGTTTGGCGAGTGTTCTTGTTGTCGGCTCATTTGCCGGTGCTGCCGAATCCTTTATCGCCACGTTCGGTCGAATCCAGTTCGTTGGCTGGCTCGAATTGCATGTGCGCGTATGGTAGGAACACGATCTGCGCTATCCGGTCTCCCTCATGGATTTCAAACGCCTGTTCGCCCATGTTTCTGAGGATTACGCCGACTTCGCCACGATAATTGGCATCAATTACACCAGGCGCGTTCATCACGGTGATGTTGTGTTTCAACGCCAAGCCTGAGCGTGGGCAGATTAGGCCGACGTATCCAGCTGGAATAGCCATGTATACGCCCGTGTGTACGAGTGTTTGACTACCCGCGCAGATGATCGTGTCCTCGTTGGAACGTAGGTCTGCTCCACCATCGTTCGCGTGAGCGTAGCCAATATTGTTTGTCTTGCCGCTGATCTGCAATTAGTCTCCGAACTTTTCGAGAATGAGTACGCCTATGACACCGATAATCCAAGCGATTATCAGGATGATTGTGATACCGGCCAGTGCGAGTAGTGGTATCCAAATGGGTGCGAGCACCCATATCCACGAGTATGGGAATTGGCCCCCGATTTTCAGGAGTGCCAACATGCCGGACAACAGTAGGAGGATTAACGAGCAGTCGATGTTGACTCGCATTATTAGTCCTCCGTGTAGAAAGTGAGCGTGTGGAGCTTTTTCTTCGCGTCCAATTGCTCTCCGAACATGCCGTACTGTTTGACTGGTTCGATCACGTCGCGCATGTGATGCGCGTGGTAGGTGATGGTCTTGCCCTTGTCGGTGATGCTGATAGTGGCGGTCATCGGATTACTTCTTCCACTAGGGCGAGATCGCTTGCCGGAATGGTTTTGCTGACGCCGTTTCTAAGGTTCTTGAATGTGAATGAAAATGGTTTCATGCAGTTCTCATCTTCGAAGTCGATGATGCATTCCACGTCGTTCCAATGGTCAACCCATTTGGAGCCGACCAATCTGGGGTCTGCGTGAGTGTAGACGATGATGCCTTTCTCACGGTCGGTGTGCGAGTATGCGAATCCGAGATCATTGAGTTTGACCGCGTATGGCGGGTTGGAGAGGTCGATGTTCAAGCTTGTTCCTCCTGTAGGAGCATCCAAATGTTCGTTTCCTTTTCGGGGTTTCTGACGGCGAGCTTGTACACGTCGGACAGCCGGTAGCGTTGCTTGCGCGTGTCTTTGACCGGTGTGACGGGTTTCAGGTCTCCCCTGCTGACCCAACTGCGCATGGTGCCGGGTTTGACGATGATGCCGCATTGCAGGAGCAGTCTGCGGATTTCGGTCTGCGTGCCGGTGATGTGCGTGGCGAGGAGTTTGCGTCGCCTGTTCTCACGGATGGCGGAGACCGGATACACTTGACCGCAGTCGGGGCATTTCGGTGCGAACGTGGCGTTTGGAATGACTTTCACGATGCGATGGCAGTCGTCGGTCGGGCATTCGCCGATGATGATCTGGTCTTCGAGGGTGAAGTCGAGGAGTTCCTGGGCCTTGCGTCGGATACGGTGGATGATTCGCGCGTAGGTTGGTGTTGCCTTGCTGGTCTTCCACTTGTCGGTGAGCCGGATGTTGCGGATGAGTGTTTCGAGTTTCCGGTCGTATGGGGCGGTCACGTTCAGGCATCGCGCGTATTCGTTGATGATGTCACGGAGGCTTGGAATGTCGTCCATGCCGTTGCCTTCGATGAGTTCGAACGCGGTTTCGCGTAATGGTGCCGGGGAGGTGGCGAGTCCGTTATGGCCGCCGCCTCCGCCGTTGCCTGTCTTGTCCATGCGGTTTGTGCGCCATTCGAGGTCTTGCAGGTGGTTTTCGAACCATTGCAGATCGAATTGGAGTTGGGTTTCGCAGGATGTGCAGAGGATATGCTTGTCGTCGGTTGTTTTCCAGCATGCCGCGCATGTGGTTTGCGTCAAGTGTTGGCTCCTTGGTTGCGTTTTGGGTGTGTTTGGTCTTGTTGCCTCAACCCTTTGTTTGCAACCGTTGGGCGACTTGTCTAGTATAGTGTGTGTGTCAGATTAGCGTTGGCTGTTCTCCTTCCGTTGATGTGGCTGGTTCGGGGTCGTTGCGGTGGGCTTCGATTTGGAGTACGAGCCTCCTGTCCACATGCAGCAGGCGGCTTATCTCGTCCGCGTCGTAGTCGAGGTCCGCGTAGTGGAGGACCTGTTTCCGTAGGCTCACTCGTACTCCTTCTCCAAGTGTTCGTCGTACAGTATGACGAACACGATCATCGCGTATGCTCCGTAGAGGAACGAGAGTATCGCTATGGATATAGGGTTCGCGTTGGAGGTGATTTGTTTGATGATGATTGCGAGCATCGCTATCACGTTGAATGCGTAGGACGCTTTCTTGATTATGTACATGATCTTCTCCATGTCTTCGTCGCTCATTTCGCGTCCTCGCTTGTGAGAACCGCTAGTATGGTGTCCTCGCATTCCAGTTTTGGCAGTCGTTGCGGTGTGCTCACATCCTCGTAGAACCTGTTCAAGGCGTGCAAGGTTGGTTGTGTTGCTGGACTGTCTGAATCGAAAAAGACTGTCGTCGAGTCATCCGGAAAGTTTTGCATGTAGCGCAAGTGCAAGGGGCAGAATAATCTCGGCTTATTATCACTGGTGAACAGGCACAGCCATTCGTCATCGTCGATAATGTCCATGATTGCGTCTTCCCTGCTTGTTTCCCAGAAGTCGTCTGCCGTGGTGCAGCCCGGGTAGTCGCATTCCGCTATATAGGTTGTTCTCACTCTCATGCTCATTTGATGCTCCTTTCGGCTTCGCGCATGATGTGCCGCATGTCGGCGTATTCTCGTGCCGCCCAACGTTCGATCATTTCCGGGGTGGCGTTTCGTGGCAGCGGGTTCAGGCATATGCCACCCTCCAACCGCTGCATGAACCGGATGACCTTCCTGCGACGTTTCGGAGTGAGGGTGACGTGTCTTTCGACGGCCCTGACAACCACCAGCCGGTCGCAACGGTAGCAGCCTTCGAAATCCTCATCGGATTCGATGAGGTCGCTTACCGGACGCACTTGGTATACGTCGCCTTTGCCGTACATTGACGCGTAGAATGCGGCGTAGTCACGGTATCTGGTGCAGTACACCTGTTCCGGGTGTCCGGTGCCTTCGATGGCCGACGCGCCTTTTTCTCGTCTGGCACGGCAGATGGGGCAATCGTCGTAATTGTCTCGACTGTGCCCCGGTTCGATGGTGTCGCCGGGTTTCAGGTCTGGAACTCCACCGTGGTATAGCACGCTCATTTCATATCCCCTTGCAAGTCGGTCGGTTCGTGGTCTGTGTGGAATGCGTCGCTCATGCGCTCATCTCCTTGAGGATGTTCACGGCTTTCACTCCATTGGCTAGATGCTTCTCACCGGCATTCACGCTGATGATTACCGGCTGATACACGCCTTCGACAGTCAATGATTCGCAGATTCCTTCTGTCGCGCCTCGTAGTTCCTTGCGAAGTTTCGACGGCACATATCTCAAATACCCGTCGATGATCGTGCCCTCGTCGAGTTGGACTATCGCCCTATGCCCGGCGAGTATGTTCACGGGCAGTGTCCGCCAGTCCGTCAATGATTCATGCACGTCGTTCATTGCCACATTCCTTCCTCGTTGGTGTCATGGTTGGTGCAGTCGAATATTCCGGCGAGTTTTCTCGCGTCCCGTCTCGCCTGCCGTAACGTCTTCTTGTGGTTGCCGTTGTAGTCCGCGAACAGGTAGTCGCGTATGGCCACATACCACCATGTTTCGTGGTTCCATCGCCATAACGTCACCGTGTATCCTTCCAGCGTGTGGTCGGGCATTCTGTAGGATTCGCGGATGCTTACGCAGTATTCCTCATGCTCGGTCATTGGCCTGTCTCCTTCCTTTGCTGTTTGGCGAAGTAGTCGCTTATCACGTCATCGACTTTCAGCACCTTGCTGACTGCGAGAAGCCAAAGGTCCAATGCTCGGCTTGGATATGACGTGTCGCCGGTGGTCAGATGATTGTTTGGGCACTCGTAATGCATGACCATCTTGTTCTTGTCCGTGCTGCTGGGGCCTTCTATGCGGACTGGGTTTCTGCCGCAGTATGGGCATGTGACGTATCGGACTTTCCTATGCTTTCTGTTGAACATTCGTGGACTCCTCCTTGAATGATGCTTCCAACGTGTCAGCGAACACTTGCAATGCGTGCCTTACCTTCTCGTTGAAATCTTCCGGCATAACGGCTTCGACCGACATTGATCGCTGGTCCTTGAGAACGTTGTCAGACTTCGCGTAAACTGGAACATCCACGACAGCAGTCGCAAAATCTTCCCTTGGATAATCGAACGCGCTCACGGTGAACGTCAACTTGTTCGTGCCGACTCGCACTTTTCCGCTCATTACCGTCTCCTTGGCTCGAAGGTTTTAATAATCCGCTGCGGAGTCTCATAGGCCGCACGCACCTCGTACGGCCTATGGTGGAAGTCGGCGCGCTCATGTGCCGCATCCGATGCCTCTTGGAGCGTTTTGTACACTCGGCATGTATGCAGTCTCATGTCACCCTTCGGCCAGATGATGTAGCCGGTCAAGATGCTTGTATCCAACATGCCCATGCCGTCTAAAAGTGGTCGAATTCGACTACTTTTATCTCCTTCGTTCTGCGCGAGATCACGTAGCTGGTCAAGATGCTTGTACCCAACGCCCATGCCGTTCACTGGTATTCCTTCACGGTGTCGCAGCCGATGTATTCGCCGTTATGCTTCAAACAAGCCCACGTCACATCACCGGTCTTGACCATTTCCATTTGAAAACCCGCATTGGTCTTCTTGTCGATATTGGGTGACATTCCACAAATGAATAAAATCAAGACCACCGTGATGCAGCTGATCGCCGTGAGAGCCACACGCGTCTTATCCATCACTCACCGTCCTTTTCGATGGCATCTCCCATGGCTTCCCGATACTTCTTCGTCCGTTGGAACCGGTCGGCGAGCATGTTCGCAGCCTTGTCGATGATCTCGTCCTTGCGTTCTTCGAGGAAGCTTTGCAAAGCGCCAACCAGCACGGTCTTCCACATGTTTTCCCGCGAATACGCGTTCGTGTGCGCGAAAACAGTGTCCGTGGCTTCTTTGGCAAGCTTGTCGAGCACATCCCTGTAGGCGTGTTCCTCGATACGGTTCTGGATGGTCTTGTCGTCAATGTTGATGGCGAACTGCACGATATGTTCCATGATTACTTTCCTTCCTTTTCGATTTCATTGATCTTTTCGGTCAGCACTTTGGCCGCCTTCTTGTAGCATCCCCACTTGATTTCATTCCAGAATGGTTCGAGATCGGCCCAGTTCTCGGCTTCTAGAATGCCGAGAAGCCTGATGGGTCTGGCTGTGATAATGTCGCCGTCCGGCCCGAGGTACATGGCAAGGAACGGCACGTTGTTATCGATTGCGTGCTTCGCATACCAGAGTGCTTTCTTGAGGTCTTCGACACCGTTCTTGTCGCGCCACCGGTAGCAGTATTTAATTACGTTACCCCAGTCGAAGCTGAGCAAACTGGATAGTTCGATGCATTCGAACGGGCCGTCCTTATAGTGGCTTGGATTTATGTTGTCAGTCATTTAGCACCATCCTTGCCTTCTCGAATGCCTGGTTCACGATTTCCATGTGCAGTCGTTCGCCTTCCTTGGTCGTCTCGAATCGGTCATTCACTTGACGGATGAACTTATTACGAAGCAGTGCCCTGCTTGTCTGGTTATCGACGGCCTGGTATTGGCCTTGCATGTTGCTCACGTCAGTGAGCATTTCCTGCTGTTTCGGGCTGAGTGTCCACATCATCGGCTCCTTTCGCAGATTGTTTCCAATGTGGGGTGGTATTCGTATGTGCTTGGATGCGAGTAGTAGTCGTCCCAATACTTGTTGAAGTTCCTGTTGATGCCACGTTCCGCAATGTTCGGCCTTCGTGTTGGCTCTCCCCTGTCCAATCGTCTGATCGCGTCGGCGGTCTCGATGCCTTGCTCGGTCGGCTTGTAGGTGCCGTCCGCGAGGGGGATGATGAGACGCCTGTCGATGAGGGAACCCAACGTGGCCAACGGTTTCGCATAGGCCGCGGATGATGGCATTCGATGCGTTTCGACGATGTGGACAAGCATTGACGCTTGTGTGTTTCGTAATCGTTGTCCGTGGATGGTGTAGACGTTTCGTTTCATGGCTGGTTCCTGTCGTTCATCGTCCGGTCGAGCCGAATCCGTTTCCTCCGCGTTCCGTCGTGTCGGTGAACTCGACGACCTTGCGGATTCTGGGGGTTTCCACCGGTGTGATGACGAGTTGCGCGATACGGTCGCCGCAACGGAAGTTGATGCGGCTGGTGGATGTGTTATGCAGGATGACTTTGATCTCGCCACGGTATCCGGCGTCGATGATGCCGCCGAGGATGTCGATGCCGTAATTCCTGGCAAGGCCGGAACGTGGGCAGACTCGTGCCATGTAGCCTTCGGGCAGGTTGATCGCGATGCCGGTTCCCACCGTGATGCGGTCTAGTCCGTCGATGTGGAAGTCTTCGATGCAGTGTAGGTCGAGTCCGGCGTCCGCGTCGTGGGCGCGGGTGACTGTGGCGTTTGGGGTGAGCGGTTGGATTTCGAGGGTTTCTAGGGTCATTTTCGCTGTCCTTGCTGGTTGCTGATGGTTTTGTATTCGGAGATGTCGCGGTTGAGGCAGTCGGTTGTGCGATGCGTGGTTTCGTGGCCGCGATCGTATGGGTCGCCGCCGTGGGCGAGTCGCAAGAGGCGGAAGCTGGTGAGGTCGAGTCGCCGGTGGCTGAGCTTGTGGAGGATGCCGCTCGTGTTGGGCATGTTCACGTCGAGCCATCGGATATCGAAGTGGACGTTGGTTCCGGCTGGATGCATGAGACCGGGGTCGAGGCCCGTGTCGATGAGCCAGGCGGCCATCTGCTTGTCCACGTTTTTGAGCGTGTCTTCCGCGTTCATGCATTCGCTGATGAGTCCGTTTCTGGAATGCATGTCGATGGTCGTGCTGTTGAACGCGCGGATTGGCGTGTTGTCATCGAAACGGATGACCCTATGGAATATCAGGGGGTCGTCGTTGAATGGCACCTGAAGGCCCTTCATGTCGGTGATTCTGGCTTCGACTTCCAGTAGATTGTCGGACATTGGGTCGAGTCCGCTGGTTTCGACATCGAACCAGATGAGAAAATTGTCATCCATTGTTGGCTCCTTCGGTTCTCGTAATCGTTGGATGTAGTCTTCGAATCCAGTCAGGTCCACATGCGTTGGCGGATTGGGTTCGAGTTCCTTGAGGATTTCGGCTTCCTTGTCCCTTTGCCGCGTGTACCGCCAGTAGGCGGCTTTGCTTTCGTGGATGCCGTACTTGTTGGTTTCCTTCCATTTGCTCATGGTGTTTTGAACAGGTCTCCCAGATCGTCGGCCACGGTTGGCTGGCATGCGATGGGCTTGGATGCGATTTGCGGACGGTCGGCCTGTTCGAGGGCCTTGCTGACGGCTTCGCCCAACTCTCGGGCTTCCCGCGCGGTGCCGAAGACGACGCGACGTTTGAACTCCCAATAGTCGTCCGCCGTGACGTGATGCTTGGCGGCGAGCTGTTGGATGGTGTTCTCGTCGGGAATCCGGCTTGCGCGGATTTTCTTGCAGAGGATGTTGATGTCGGCGGCACGCATCCACTTGTCCGATTTGGTCGCATAGAATCTCACGACCGCCGTCCGCATGTCTTGGATGTTGTTGCGTTTGTCGAGTTCGCGGTAGAACTCGTCCAATTGCAGGTCGTCCCATTGGGCGTTGCCGTGATGCGCGTTGATCGTGGTCAGCAGCATCGCGGCCTCTCCTTTGGTTATCATCCTGTTCCTCCCATCGCCCGTTGGCGTTCCTCGTCGCTCATGTACTGCCATGCCCTGTTGAGGTTCGCCATGCGGTTCGATTCGTTGCGGCTCATCATGGTCGGATTGGTGTGGAGGGTGAGGGTTGGTCGGATGTCGTATTCGTTTTCCCATCCCGCCGCGTTGAGCCATGTGGCCGCGTATTTGACGTATTTGGGTTCGGTTCCTTCGACCTCGACCTGTCTGGCATAGGCTCGGGCGCTGTTGATGATGGTGTCCGCATCCGTGTCTTGGATGGCGTTCTTCCATGCTTTCCAGGCTGGACGTTTGTCAACGTGTCGTGGATACGCTTTCCAGAAGGTTTCGAAATCGGCGGAATACTTGTCGTCGGATGCCTGTCGTGCGCGGCTTCGGCGTTTGCTTGCCGTGTTGCGGGCCGTCCGGTCGGCCAGTTCTTTTCTGGTGTGGTTCCCGTTCGACTGGTATTCGTTGATGCGCACGCCGGTGATGGTCTGTTGGAACAGGCCGATGTCGATGAGGGTTTCGATCTCCTGTTCGGATGCGCCAAGCGTGTACGTCAGCTGGTCGGTGTCGATGTCTCCATCCGTGAGGTTGCAGCTGCACCAGCTCAATGCCATGACGTAGATGAGCGCCGCTCTTGGCATTTCGTCGCGGAGTCTGCATATCCTCGCGTCGGCCCAGAATCCGTTGTCGAGTCGGGTGTAGCCGTCCCTCACTTCAGATTCTCCCGTCATGTCATGAGTCCTATCCCGATGTCGATGAGGATGGTTATCACACCGCCCTTGATTAGGATCATGCCCAATATCCACAGCCAGTCGCCTGACGGCCTGTTACTGTCGATGAGGTCAACGGAGCCGAGCATGATGACGAATCCGATGACGCTGACGATGATGGCGCATATGGCGACTATCGCGATCATGATTGTCCTTCCGGTCCGAGTGGCAGTCCGTCGTTGAGGATGAGGGCTAGGTTCTCCAAGGTGATGCAGACGTATTGTCTGCTCCGCCCGATGAGGTCGATGTCGAATTTTTCAGTGAACCGTCCGGCCAACGCGCACATGGTGTGGTAGGTTTCCGAATCCGTGTATGCGAGCTGTTGGCCGATTCGTTCGAGTGTGGACAGGCCGACGCGTGGCTTCTTCTGCACGACCCACGGGTAGGGGCTGTCAAGGTTTCCGGCCTCCTCAGCCGCCTCGTTGTAGTGTTTCGTGGCGTCGAGGTGTTTGGTGTTCTTGACTTCCACGCATACCGGCTGCCCGTGGAAGAAGATGTTCGCGATGTCGCCTAGGTCGTTGCTGCCGTGGAGACGGCGGCGGATGATGCGTTGGTCGTTCAACGCCCATTGCAGGTAGTGTTCCACCGCCGTTTCCATTGCCGTTCCGGCTTTTTTGGCCGACTGTCGGTTGCGTGGCATCAGAACGCCGGTTCTCCTGCTGGCTGTCCGAATCCGTCGAATCCGCTGCCATTCCACGGGTCGGGGCCTGCCTGCTGCGGCATGGCGGGAGCGGGAGCGGATGCGGCCTGGCGTTGGCCGTACTGCTGGTTTGCGTTCACCAGTTGGGCGGTGCCCCATCGGAGACTCGGACCGATCTCGCGGACGTTGACCTTCTGCGTGTAGTGGGTGACGCCGGACGAATCATCGAAACGCTCATCGGACTCGTTGCCGATGACGATGTACTCGTCGCCTTCCTTGATGCTGTTCTGGATGTGCGTGGCGAGATCGTTCCATGCTTCGCAGGTGCGTGAGCAGGATGCGCCGTAACCCCATGAGCCGTCCGGGTTCTTGACCCTGTTGGAGCAGAGGATGCGGAACTGGATGTAGTTCTTGCCGTTCTTCGTGGTTCCGGCGTTGAACAGGTTGCCGTCCTTTTTGATTTTGACGATTCGTCCCACGAGGATGATGGTCGGAGTGCTCATTGCTTGTTCTCCTTGTCTTGTCGTGGATGGGTTTCGAGTCCGACCCATCCTTGCTGGTCTTTGGCTTTCATGTTTTTGAGACAGTCGGCCGTCTTGTGTCTGTTGGCCGCTTCGACGTTGCACATGAGCATGTGGCTTCGTGCTGCGGCGCAAGTGCTTTTGCCGCATTTACGGCAGTATGGGATGAGTCCCGTCTTGACTGGATCGTGACGCACGCAGTATGCGCACGTGCATCCGGCTCGTCTGGTGATGTTCAAGAGTTTTCCTTGTCTTCCTTCGGCTGTTTGAGACCGAGCGTGCAGTAGTGGAGCGGCATGTCGTTTCGGACTTGCTTCTCGGATACGACCTCGCCGATCAACACCGGAATGAACCGCGATTCCCATGGGTCCTTCAACGAACGCGAGTCGAAGTCCGGTCCCATATAGGCGATGAGCTTCCACACGCCGCAACTGTCGAGGTAGTACAGGTTCGTCTTGTCCTTGTTGCGGTAGAAGCCCGGACGGGTAGGCAGTTTCTTCTCGCAGAGGCGTTCGAACGGAAATCGTTTCGAATGTCCGCTGCTGACGGCGAATGCCTCGGTGGTCTGCTGCAAGGCGTTCGGCGGAACGTTGCCGTGATGGTTCAGGATGGGCGTCCAAGCGTCGCCCGCGTGGAGCCATACGCTGCCGGTCGCGGCCTTGTAGAATCCGTTGGCCTTGGGCAGCTGCTTCTCCCACTCCTCCGCTTGGGTGTCGGTGGTCGTCTTGTCCACGACGGCGGTGGGAGTCTCGTCCTTGACGAGCTTCGTCTTCAATTCGGAGAAGTCCAGCTCCACGCCATCGTCGGGATTCTCTTCGATGGAGATGATCGTGTTCCAAGTGACGTTCAGGTCACGGTCGAATCTGATGGCCGGGCATAGGATTCCCCCATCGTCGTCACGGACGACGAAATACTCGTTGTCCGAGATGATGAGCGCCAATGCCATGAGATCACGGAGCGCAGGATCGTCACAGGCGAGCGCGTCGCCGTAGGTGAGTTTCTTCAGCTTGCCGGTGACATGCAGTACGCCTCCGACTTCGACGGTGACGGTCATGTTGGCGGTCGAGATTCTAAGCGCGTCGCCGTAGGTGAGTTTCTTCGGGTCGTATTTCATTGTGCCGCTCCTTGCTGCTGCATGTGCTTGTGGTATTCGTTGATGAATGTTTGTGCCTGCACTGCCGTGAGGCTTACGCTCGTGACCGTCTGGTCGTGGAGGATTTTCTGGATGAACGCGTCAGCTTCATCCGGTTTGATCTGGCAGGCGCGGAGGATGTCGGTGACTGTCTTCAACTGGTCGGGACTGGCCGGACCGTTGGATGGGGCCTGGGCGGCTGCCGGCTCCGGCTTGCCTTGACGGACCTGCGGAGCGTATTGCCGTGGCTTCTGGCGTGGCTGCTCGTCAACCACTTCGGCTTCGACCATTTCCTCTTCGGTCTCGTTGTTGGTCTGCTGCATCTCGTCGGTCGTGTACAGGCCGCTCAAATCCTGCGGGAACGCCTTGCGTAATGCGAGGGCTTCCGCGCATTTCGCGATCATGGTCACCGGTTTCGAAGACCACATGCTGGTGGGGACCTGCCTGCGGAGATTCTTGTCGTAACGGGTTCCGACATATTCCCTGTAGAGGGCCACGCCGGTGAACTCGCCTTCTCCTCGACGGACGGTGACTTTCGCCGCGACCGGAGGGGTCTGGGCGATCCACACGTCATGCCAGACGCCATCCTCTCCACACCAGAGGGTTTCCGGTTCGCTGAACAGTTCATGGTTCCTGTCCGCCGCACGACGGGCGATGAGACGGAAACCGTCAATGCCGACTTGGATTGTCTGCTTGGAAACATATTCGTTGCCTTGCTTCTGACGGCGTTCGATCAGGTAGATTTGACGACTGAAAGGGTCAAGTCCGGTACGCTGGCATTGGTGCAGGAACACCGCCAAGTCGGCTTGTTGCGCGTTCTGCACTCCAAGCTGGGACAGCGCCGCGAGCTGGGCGCGGCTCCAAGTGTCCTGCTCGTTGGTGATGGTAAGGCTTTTGCACATGGCTACTCTTCCTTGGTCGAAGTGAGCATCTGGAACATCTTCGGGGCTATCTCGCTGGTGAACGCCTTGTCCACGAATCCTTTCGTGGTGCGAAGCGTGACGGTCTGGGCGCGTCCCGGCTTGAACTCGACGCCGGGTGGGAGTTCGCCGCCATGGTCCGCGATCATGTTCTTCAGATAGGCTTCCGACTTCGCTTCGGGGCGTGGCATCCATACGGCCTCCGCCGCATCGTTCCCACCGGGGATGAGGAAACGGCTGTCATGCAGCATGGCACCATACGCACGCTCGTCAACGACCACGTAATGGCCTTCGGTGCCTTTGCTGAGACTGATTTCACCCGCATCCAGTCCAGCGAACACGGCGCGCTCCTCATCGCCGCCGTCATGCGAGCGCCGCCATTCTTCCTTTGCGGCTTTGAGGGCTTCGGCGCTTCGTTTGTTCAGTGCGGTGAGTCCGGCGATGGTGGAGTTGAGTTCGTCGGGGCGGAGGCTGCTGAAGTCGTATTCGGGGGTGTTGGTCATTGTTGTTCCTTGGGTTGGTGTTCGATGGTGTCTACTGCGAGCTTGTAGAAGCTCACGTCGGTTCTGAGGGTTTGGTTCTCGTGTTGGAGTCGTCTGTTTTCCGTGGCGAGTTTCCGGTTTGCGTTCCAGAGGACGTGGATGGTGAGCGCGCAGTCGTCCAGGAAGTCGTCAACTTGGTTGGCGTCGTATCCCATGAATGGGAATGAGGGTCGGAATTGTCTGTCGCGCACGTCTTTCGGGGTGACTAGTCGTCTGGTGGTCATTGTTTGATCTCCTTTGCTTGGTCCTTGATTTCGTAGAATCGGAGTAGGAGTTCCTTTTTTGTGAAGAGTTTGTTTTGGCCTGATTGGTATCCGAGGAACCCGTACAGGTCTTCGAATGTTTTCTTTCCTACCTTCGTGAAGGCGATTGCCTCGTCTTTGGTGAGGATGCCGTCTTCGAAGATGATGGGTGCCGTCAATTTGTGTGTGTTCCTTCCTTGGATTGGTGGTTGGTGTAGGCGGGTTGCGGCATGACGCTGGACGGTTGGCTCGCAAAAGGGTGTGCGGGGCGACTGGGAAAATGAGGGAACCAGTCTGGCCGACCATCGTTCCCGATGCGGGGCGGAGAAAACCAAGTGAAAAACTTCGTCCCGATGGGTGGCGTTGACGTCATGCCGCTGGCGTCCAAGCGCGGATTCGGACCGCGAGCCGTTCGAGATCATCGTCGGATACCTTTGAGTACAGGAGAAGATGTGGTGTCTGGTTCAATTGGCGATGGTCTTGTGGTACGGTTCCTGTTCCCACTGCGTGGGCTTGGACGATTGCCGTGGCGGCGCGTGTATGCAAACGCTTGTGACGGTTCGTTTGGATGTGTTTCGCCACGGCATGGGACATCATGGGATGTTCCATCTTTGCCAGCCGGTGAACGTGGATATTCGATAAACGTTCATTTTTCCACTGTTTGATTGTTTATCGGAGTGGCTGGCGAAGCTTATGGGTCCCCATCCGGGTTGCAGGCGGATGGGGAAGAATCATTTGCTGTCGGCGAGCGCCTTGGCGATTGTCGGCATACTTGAGGCTTCCAGTGGGATGAGTGGGAAGGCTGAATCTTGGAGGTTTTTGACCAGCTGCTCCCAGTTAAGGTATCCACTGAGCATGTTGATAGTGGAGGCCAATTCACTCCAACCGTTGATTCTGCACATGATGGAAGGCGTGTTTACCACGTATGACCATGTGCCGTCCGCGTCATGGAGAACCAGGTATGGTTCGCCGTCGCGTGGGATGAAGAGGCCATGCGATTGCGGTTCAGGTGGCAGTGGCTTCTCCTCCGGTTCCACGTCGTCGGAGTCGAGGCTGATGCCCATGGCTTTGATGCGGTCGAAGAGGACGCGCAAGTAGTCTTGCATGATGTAGAGTTGGGCGACGGTCATGCCGCCAAGGCATTTCGGGTTGAACTCAAGCTCTCCCCTCTTGTATCTGGTGACGGCATCATCGAGTTTGCTGATGCGTTCTTTGAGTTCGTGGTATTCTTCGATCATGCGGGTCTTGTAATCGTCTTCCATTACTGTCTCCTATCGTGATTGACCGTGAACGTCGGAAGCCCATTGGATGAACGCAGCCAGTTTCGATTCTGGAACCTCATACAACGTGCTCGTCTTTTTTCCGTCCTTTTCGACGATGGATGCGCCTTTCCGCTCGTTGATACGGAAGACGCAGTGCCCACCCTCGTCAAGAACGAACTCATGCGGTGGTGCGGGAGGATTCAACAACGTCATGCCGCCACCTCCGCGTCAAGCACTCGTTCGAAACTTTGTTCGGACAACCGCTGGTGGATAAGCGCCAATCCCTTGCGTGTCAGCTTCGGGGTCGGCGGATAGGCGAATGGCGTGCCATCCTTGTGGATTCCGTGGGAACGGGAGGACACCATGACCATATGGCCTTGCCTCACGCGACTTGACGCCGCGCACCACGACTGGTTAGGCTGCCGGTAAATCCAACCGTTATCCACAAGCCATTGGCGCAGCTCATGCTCACCGATCTGAATGTTGGAATTGTTGCTTAGGAGTTTCGCTGCGTCACGGACAAGCAGAGCATCGGGAATGTTCGTGAAGTCATCCAACGCCTTGGCTTTCGGCTCCAGTTCCTTGACCTTCTCCTGCTCCTCCTTCAGCTTGGTGGCGAGCTGGATCAGGAAGTCCGGGCTGGTGAGCGCTTTGTCCAACGTCTGCTGGGTCATGTATGCGCCATGCTTGCGGATGGACGGCAGCACCTCGTGTGTCACCCAGCGTTGGAACTCCTTCGCTTCCGGCTTACGCGAGCGCATGATGAGCTTGTACAAGCCAGGCTCAGAGATGATGAGAGGCGCACGCCCCGGCTGATTCCAAACCTCCGAATTACGGAGGTTTGTGATTTCGTCATCATCAAGAGCTTCGCGGAGATGATTTGTGTCAATGCCGAGGATGTTACATGCGTCCTTGGCGACGAACCAAGGCTCCCCCGCCATGTTGGTCAGGGCGCGTAATGATTCGCCCTTGAAATCGAATCGCTGGATTTCATTGCTCATTTGGAGCCTCCTTAGTATTCGACTGCTTCGATGCGGGTGATGAAGAAGTGGATGCCGGTGGCGCATTCGTTCCACCGGTTGGTGTCGAAGTCTTCGACGTGCACGGTTTCGCCTTTTTTGTACGTGAAGTCTGTGTCGTGCCCGCTGTATGCCGTGGTGTCTGACGGGAGGCTGTTGCCTTGCTTGTCTTGCAGGTCGAGCACTCGCGCTGTGCTGGCGCGGCATTTGCGCCCCGTGGCGTTGGAACGTTGCGCGTCGGACGGAATGAGGAGCTTTACGATGACTGATTTCGGTGGCATTGTGTCGTCTGTCCATGCTTTTTTCCAGCCGATGATGTCGCCTTCGTCCGGAAGGATGCTGGTTTTGGCGATGCTGAGTTGTACATGGTTGGCATCGCTCAGGTCGGCGTGGCTCAGGTCGGCGTAGCGCAGATCGACACCGCTCAAGTCGGCACCGCGCAGGTCGGCGTAGCTCAGGTTGGCGTAGCTCAGGTTGGCATCGCTCAGGTTGGCATCGCTCAGGTCGGCGTGGCCCAGGTCGGCACCATGCAGGTTGGCACCGCCCAGGTAGGCATCGCGCAGGTTGGCGCAGCCCAGGTAGGCATCGCGCAGGTCGGCATCATACAGGCAGGCACCATGCAGGTCGGCACCGCGCAGGTCGGCGTAGCGCAGATCGGCATCATGCAGGCAGTCATATCCATGCTCTTTGAGGATGGCTTCGATGTTGTCGCCTTTGAGAGTGCCGTGTGGTGTGGTGATTTTCATTGGTTGTCCTTTTGCTCGTTGGTGTTGTGCGGTGTGGTTAGGCGGTTTGTTTGATTTGTGCGATTTCTCCGGGTTGGAAGCCGAATGCTTTGTAGAGTCCTATGAGCATGAGTGGTGTGCATTCGTTGGTTTTCTTGGCTCGGGCTAGGACGCTTTCGCTGACTCCTATTGCTCCGGCGAAGGCTTCGTCTGTTTTGAGGCCGCTCATTTGTTTGGTTCGGTCTAGGAAGCCGTCTCGGAACTGCATTTTGTATTCAGCCATCAGTGATTCCTTTCGCAACCTTGAATTTCTTTTTGCAACTTGTGGTTACATCATGCAACAGGTTTTTTTATTTCGCAACTCGCTCGGCGTGTTGACTTGCAACCGCTTTGGTTGCATAATGAAACCATGAATAAAGAAACATGGTTCAAAGAAACAGTCCAAGGCGACACCATCGCCGAAGTAGCCCTCAAAGCGGGAATCATCAAGACAACCGCTTGGAGGCAATACAACAATGCCCTTGGGTTCAGCGCCGAGAACGTCATTCTTATTGCACGCGCCTACCACAAGTCCCCTGTAGAGGCTCTGGTTGAGTTCGGATATATAAGAGCCGACGAGATGACCAGCGGAGAAACCGTCGCGAGATTGCATGACGCTTCGAATGACGAGCTGCTCCAGGAACTCGCACGCCGTCTCAAGGAGAACGCGGACGCCGACTGGGTGAACAGTCCGATCATCTACCGTGAAGAGTTCGACATGGCCGCGAACGACGATCCGAACGCGAGACTCGAAGCCGAAACACCGGAAGACTGACGACAGCAATGAATATGGCGGCGGCATTCACTCATGATGCCGCCGCCTAATAATACGAAGGGAACAATGTCACGAATCACCATCGACGTTTTGGAACGTCAGGCCGAAGCCATGGGTTTGAAGGTTTTGGAATCCGATATTCCCGGCACTACCTGCGGATTGTATTGCGACCGGCTGCGGACGATTTGGCTTGCCGACTGGTTGAACGACCGGCAGAGGCTCTGCACCCTATGCCACGAGCTTGTGCACGCGAAGTATCGTGATCTCGGCTGCGGTACGCGGTTCGGCGTGAAGTGCGAGCGTAGGGCGCGTCGCGAGACGGCGTTGATGCTGATAAGCCCGGTCGAGTTCGCCATGGCCGAAGAGCTGTGGGACGGCGACACCTGGCATATGGCGGCGGAGCTGGACGTGACCATGCAGGTTCTTACGGATTACAGGCAGATTCTCAAGGATGGCTTGTTTGAGAAACGCCCATGATTTATCAGCCGTCAATTGGGGGGATAATCTCTGTTGAGACATATTGCAGGAGAGCAAAGGAGAGCATCATGGGTTTTCTTATCGTCATCGCGGCTGTGTTCGTCGGTTTCGCCGTGTTCGTATTGTTGACGCAGATGGCCGTGAGGAACGGCATCCGCATGTCCGGCGTGATCGATTGGAAGACGCAGTACGAGTTGGAGCGCATGGAGGATGCGGGCGGCAAGCAGAAGCCGTTGGCCGAATTGTATGAGAGCGTGGCTGAATCCGAGGATGACGCGGACGAGGTGGAGCGCAAGGTGAAGGAGCAGGCGTTGAAGTACATCAACTCGCGTAATTCAACACATGTGATGAACGCTTGGATTTTCCTTGGCATCGGCATCGTCCTGTGTGTGGTGGTCGTGTTCATCGTGGCGTCGTCGGACAGCATGATGTGACCGCATACAAAAAAACGGGGACATCCTTTCTATGAGGATGTCCCCGTTTTTTTATGCATCAGACAGCCACCGGTGCCTTGATCGCGGGCCATGGGTCATAGCCGGTCAGGTGGAAGTCGTCATACGTGTACGCGTCAATGCCAGACGCCTTGTCGATGCTCATATGCGGGTACGGGCGCGGCTCGCGTTCGAGCTGCTTCACGACCTGTTTCAGGTGGTTCCTGTAGATGTGGGTGTCTCCGCCCACCCAGATGAACCGTCCTGGCCTGTAGCCGGTCTGCTGGGCGACCATCATGGTCAGGAGCGCGTATTCCGCGATGTTGAACGGCACGCCGAGGAACATGTCGCAGGAACGCTGGTACAGCTGGCAGTCGAGCTTGTCGCCGCGCACATGGAACTGGAACAGGCAGTGGCATGGCGGCAATGCCATCCGGCTTAGGGATTCGACGTTCCAGCTGTTGACGATGATGCGTCGGGAGTGCGGGTCTTCGCGGATGGTCTCGATGGCGTTGGCGATCTGGTCGATGCCGCCGAGGTCGGTCGGCCAATTGCGCCACTGGCATCCGTAGACGGGTCCCAGATCGCCGTTCTCGTCCGCCCATTCATCCCAGATGTGCACTCCGTGCTCCTGTAGCCAACGCACGTTGGTGTCGCCTTTGAGGAACCATAGAAGCTCGTATATGACGCCTTTGATGAAGACCTTCTTGCCGGTGATGAGGGGGAAGGCTTTGGATAGGTCGAACTCCATGCGTGTGCCGAACAGGCTTATGGTGCCGACGCCGGTGCGGTCGTTGGATGGGATGCCGTTTTGGAGCACGTCGAGAAGGAGGTTTTCGTATTGGTATTCGCCGCTCCACTTGTGGAGGTGGTCGGCTTTGGAGAGGAACGCTTCTTGTTCTTCGGCGGATTCGGATTGCATTGGGGGCGGGTTGTCCTTCGTGGTTGCGTTTGGGGAGATGGGCGGCGGGGAGATGCCGACCGGTCGCGGAGTGCCTGCTGGCGGTTTGTCAAGCCGTTTGGCTGGCTTCTGACGCGATTTTAGCACGCGGACTTTCTTTTTGATGTGTTAATTACGAGCGAAGCGAGTAATTAAAACATTTTTTCTTTCTCGCAGGTTAAGTAAACTCTTGGGTTAATTCAAGTTCTTATAGGTTTACTTAATTCTAATATCATAAGAGTAGGTCTACTCACTAGTATTACCGTGTTTTTGCCGTTTTTTGACCTGTTTTATGTGCTGAAAACGGCGTCATTCCAACGTTTTCTCGACATTACGGGGGGTTGCGGTCACTTGCGGTCATTTGCGGTCACGCTGCGGTCACCGATGACCGCAACACGCAAAATTGAAATCGTTGGAAAATGGCGGTTTTTATGTTACGAACATGTAACGAGAGTGTTAATTCGTGTAAAGGGGGTATATTTTGCGTGTTTTTGACACCGTATCAACGGTATTTATGTAGACTTTGTGAAGTCTCACATAGTGAGACAACTATACCCCCTTACTGGGTTTTGTATAGCACGAATCATGAGAGTATTCCCCTGGTCGGGTTCACGGTCGAACGTCCATGATCTACGACCCCTGCGGTCTTTCCTTTCCGTTCTCTCCCCCGCTTCCGGGAGAGAATCGGCCTGCCCTGATGGTCGCGGGCGCGTCCATGCATGCGGTGCGGTCGGCATCGAACGGTCGGAGGACGGTACGCTTCTGACACGCGTGAAACGCCGGTGCGCGGTCCGCGTTCTCTCCTATTCCCTCCGCGTTCTCCCTCGCCCATGTGATATGCCAGCGGCCTTACGGCGAACGCCGCCGAACATCCCACAAATCGTCCACTGAACGCCTTATCGGCGTGTCGTGGTGCCTTTTTCGGTTTTTTCGTGATGGTTCCGCGAGTTTGTCTGAGAATTGGAGAGAATAACCGCCCTCAGCTCCCTTGGCGGCTCTCCCCGTTTCCGCAGGAAACCCTACTCCCGTAAGGGTTTCCGCCTAAGCTCCTGCGACTGGGCTTGAACCAGTGACCGTCCGATTAACAGTCGGATGCTCTGCCAACTGAGCTACGCAGGAATGCGCTGTGCACAAGACATGAATCATACGCGGTAAAACGCAAAA